TCGTCGTAATCCGGCCCCGCCTCTCCATTAATGGCCTCCCGCTTGCCAGCGGCCCGATACGCCGCAAGGGCCACGTCGCCCCTCTGCAGCTTGTTGAGGGTTTCGGCGGTTCTTTTTTCTTCCTGTGCTGCCAGCGCGTTTGCGAATAGCTGACGCAATGTCATCCCGCATGTCTTGGCGATTCGCTCGCAGTCCGATACCGTCAAGGGTGCGTCGAACCGGGCACGGACGAACCAATAGTTGCGGCTGAATCCACATTTCGCGGCGAAATCCGTAGCGGTCATACCGCTCCTGGATTGCAGTGCTTTGCAGTATTCCATGACGCTCCGCGCTCCGGCGGTAACGTCAGTGTTAGCTCTTGTTCCCATGGCTCCATGATACCCAATTGTGTACTTTTTGTAAAGTAATCAATTAAGTACTCTCGTAAGAGTATCCAAATAAGTACTATCTGTAATCAGCAACGAAACGAGAAAGGAGGTTGGGTGACAAGCGAAACGGAACTCATGAGAGCCAATATCCGAGGGGAGATGGCTCGAAGGGGCATGACGCAAGAAGACATAGCCAAAGCGATTGGATGCGAAAGGCCGCTGGCGAACAAGAAACTCACCGGCAAGAAAGACTTCACCGTAAGTGATCTGGAAAAAATCGCCGACATGTTTGGAATGACCCTCTTCCAATTCACTGCGGTGCTGCTTCAGCCAATCGACAGCATCAAACAATTCAAAGCCTAAGGAAACCGAAATGAGCCAGTTGCTTAACCCGCCGAAACCACCGGAATCGAGGAAAACCATGAAACCAAGAATCGAACTCATCGGCACCACCGGCTACGCCATCCGCATCCAGGAAGACAAGAGCGGCCAACTCATCGAACTCCACGCGGACGGCGAGGAAGTCCTCGCGGACATCCCCGAAAGCACCCTCGACAACTTCGCCTACACGCTCAACGACGACCTAGGGAACATGCGATGAGCCAATCATTCGAACTGCGAATCATCGAGGACGGCACGCACAGCAGTGACCACAGCTGCCTCATCGGACTCAGATTCGACATGGCAGACGGATACCAGGAACACATGCTCAACAAAACCGACCTCATGAACCTCCGCCGCGAAATCGGACGAACACTCAAGGAACTCAACCAGAAGAAGGACAAGAAATGAACATCTTCCAACAGCGAGAAAAAATCATCGAAGACCTCATCGAAGCATACAGGGAACACGACGAAGAGAAGACCAACCATCTGCTCGGCCAGCTCAAGGAACTCGACAAGCCAGCTGAACAGGAAAAGCCGCTACCCGAAGAGCCACAGGAGAAGGGCTATTACCTCGCGGCCAATGATGGCCGACTGTTTTACAAGGACTCCGATGACGATTGGAGCGCGGTCTCGGCCGACTGTTTTTGGAATAATGGCTTCACATATGCGAAGTGGCCGCTCGTCTGCGCCACACTCCCGCCTGAAGCATTCCCATTCAAACGAGTAAAAACGGGAGATGGTGACGATGACTGACACGATCACCATTCACGAACAGGCGGGATTCGCAACCAGCGGCATCCAAGTGACCAGCATCCTCGCCAGCACATTCGAAATCAGCAAGAAAGTAGACAAGACGATCATCAGGCTGAGCCAGTACCTCGATGGCAGTTTCGCTCTGACGGTAAACGGCTCGCGTGCGGAACTCACCGCCGAGGAACTTGACAGAATCGGCGAACTGTTCCGCACGCAGGCCCGGAACGTGATCAACAGTCGGAAAGATTGAGCGACTGCTTCAACATCACGGCAATGTAGGTCGTCTCACCCTGCGGGAGGAGTTGGAAGCTGACCGGCTCCCAACCGTCCATCTGCTCGGCCAGTTCAGGCGCCGAGCCAAGGAAATCAAGGGTAAGGCTCCTTACGGCGCCGACCTCGGCAGGAAAAAGCTGTGAACTGGCGACGTGGAACGTGACCATCCGATACTCCGTTTTCATCCAAAATCACCTCCCTTCAAGAAGACAAGAAGACATCATGGACAACAATATCGAACCCCGGCGGAAGCCGAACTACACGCGCCGCCGCATCAAATTCGCCCTCGCGGTGGTCGCCCTCATCGTCACATCCACACTCATGCTCACCTGGCATGACGGTGACACCACCGCCGCGCTCATGGTGGAAGGCGTGTACATCGCCACCGCATTGTGGCTGATCGTCAGATTCGCGCCACGCGACTAAAAGACTTCCCACCAGCGACGTCCATGAAACAAAACAACAAAACGGGACGTTCCATGGACATCCACGTTCAAGCCGTCGCTGGCGGGCCATAACTGAATATCGATATTATCCACGCGCCGACCATCTCTCTGCCGTACATGCACTGTCGGCGCATTGGCTGGACGACGGTTCGCCCGCCCAAGGATTCCAATCTCTTCTCTCTCTATCAAAAACGCAGGCACTCCGGCGCCTGCAAACCCTTTCAAGTCCGCCTGACGGCTTTCAGTCACCGTCGGCCACGCCACCGGCCGCGAACACGTTCAGGTCGCGTTCCAACAGTCAAAGGGGCGCTCGGAATCCAAGGACGGCACTGGTTCGACACCAGTGCCAGCCACTCAGCCCCATCCACTCGTCAGGACGGGGCACGCAATGTCAACAAGCAAAGGAAAACACACCATGAACGAAAACAAACCTCATCAGTCGGCAACGTGGGTGCTCTGCGTCGACGTCGACCCCGACAACCAGGAATCCGACCTCGCATTCATCTGCAAACTCGACATGCCGGTGGAAGCATTCAAAGGCGGTCTGATCGGCGTCACCCTGGCCGGCAACATGGGCGAGGCCACCGCGTTTGTCGCCCGAATCGCATGTCAGGCCATCGACAAGGCGCTCAAAAGGCACATCGAACGCGGAGGCTACAGCGACACCCCGGAAATGCTCACCGGCCTCCATATCGACCCGATGGGCGACATTCGGGACGGCAGGCCATGACCGATCTGCTCACGCCAGCCGAATTGGCCGTCATGCTCGGCATGAGTCCACGCACGCTAGCCAACTGGCGGTCTAACGGCAAAGGCCCGCCATATTTGAAGATCGGCGTGGAACCGCCCGAAGGCCATCAGGACAGGCGAAAAGTCCGCTACCAGCGTCAAATCGCTGAACGGTGGGCTCTGGCGCACGAATACCGAAGGACGGTGGCGAGATGAAAAACGGCACGTTCATTCCAGCGACACGGGTCCAAAGCAGTCCAGATGTCAAAAGCGATGGGAAAGCACGCTTCGGCGACAACAATCCGCCCCTCACGCAGCAAGGAATCGACGTGGACAAGTTCATCAGCGACAACCACGCGCTCATCGAAAACTTAAGGAAAGGAACACGTTGAAACACGAATACACGGGCGACGAGCTCGCCGAACTGAAAAGCATTTATGCCAAGTCAGGAGAAGCCGGACTCCAGATCGGCGAAATGCGTGCGTTACGCAAGGCCGGACTCCTCACGCAGGACCTGCCACCAAAGCCGCATGAGGACACGCTGGCCGACTATCAGGCCATCAGCGTTCCCAAGCCGAAGCCGAAGCCGGAACCGGTGAAATTGGAGTCCACCAACACGAACCGCAATCCGGAAATGCGTCAGGCAGTCTACGACACCATCGCCAGTTTCTGCGATTCGGGCCACGTGCCGACCATCCAGAAAATCGCGGACGCAATGCACAAGAGCAAAAGCACGGTAGCCAACCACATGCTCGCCCTCGCGAAGGAAGGCCGCATCAGCAAAGACCCGGAGACAGGCCGCTACCGCATCACCAACCAAACCATCGAACAGAAGGAGCCCATCATGACCACCACAGTCCAGGAACAGCAGGAAGCCAAGCCGGAAGAGCCGCGCACCATCATCGCAAACGCCTTGGTCGGCATCTTCGACGCGGTGAGCGCCTTGCAGCGCACAGCATTCCAAGCCAACGACAAGGTGGTCTACGGATTCGCCACGAAACTGCTCACCGGCGAATTGATGGACATTAAGGCCAACTACTCGAAGGACGCAAAATGAGACTCAAATTCGATAGCGAGAGTGGCGTTTTCACCATCAAGCCAGAGTCCGAGGCGGAGATCACCAAGCTCAGGACGTCCGCGTTGGGCATCGCCAATCTGCTGGTCGATTATTTCGACGCCGACATCATCAAAGCAGACATAAACAAGCCAAGCAATCAGCAGGGAGCCTGAAATGAAGCGTATTCCACTCAAGGATACGGAACGCTATCAGATCGAGCGTTTCAAGCAGGGCAAGAAGACGGAACGTCATCTCGCGTGGCTGAAGAGCCGTAAGGCCGGTGTGGGCGGTTCCGACATGAGCACGATTCTCGGCCTTAACGCGTTCAAAACGCCTTACGAATTGTGGTTGGAGAAGACCGGACGCGTGGAACCGGAGGACATTTCCGACAAGTGGGCGATCGTCAAGGGCAATGCCCTGGAAAACGAGCTTCGTAAGCGTTTCCGCGCGCAGCATCCGGAAATGATCGTCACAGACGGCACCGACAAGCAGTTCATCAGCCGCGAGAAGACATACCTGCGCGCTTCCCTTGACGGCATCCTGCAAAAGGAAGACGGAAGCTTCGGAATCCTCGAAATCAAGACGGCGGGTAATCGCCGAGCGGGGGACTGGCATGACGAGGACGGCAACCTCCGTATTCCGCCTTACTATCTCGCTCAGGTCGAATTCTACGCGCTCGTCACTGGATGGACGTGGGGCTACGTGTACGCGGCCATCGGAGACGATGAGCCGGTAGAGATCCCGTTCCAGGCGGACGTGGAGGATATGTCCGCGATCGACAAGGCCGCCGCCGACTTCTGGCATTTCGTCACCACGGGTACTCCACCACAGCTTACCGGCGGGGATGTGCAGAAGGCGTTCCCCGAACCCACGCCGGACATCGTGGACGAAAGCGACGATGACGACCTGTACGACCTGCTCGCAAGATACGAGAGCGCCACCGGAATGCTGAATGACATGAAGGCCGCTCAGAAGGAATTGCAGGAGCAGATCATTCTGCGCATCGGCTCGCACACCGGCATCAAGTGCGGGAATTTGCAAGCCACCTACAAGCCGATGACCCGCAAGGAATACACCGTCAAAGCCACCACCTACCGCAAATTCGCATTCAAATCCATCGAAGAAAAGGAGCAATAAAAAATGGGAGCAATCGCACAGCAGGCGCAAGGGCAGCAGTTACAGCCACTCAATCCGAAGGGCAAGCTCAAGCAGCTTGTGGAGCATTCATGGCCGCAGATCGCACGCGTCATCGGCGGCAACCTCGACAGCGAGGCGCTGTTGCAGATGTGCATCAGCAGCATCAACCGCACACCCGCCTTGGCCGACTGCACGCCGGTCAGCGTCCTTTCCTGCTTCATGCAGTGCGCGGCACTTGGCTTGCGCCCATCCGACGTGGATGGATTGGGACAGGCGTACATCCTGCCCTATGGCAACAAGAACTATGCCACGGGGGAGAAGCAGGCCACCTTCGTCATCGGCTACAAGGGCATGCTGAAACTGTTGGAGAACAGTGGAATCTACGCGCAGCCGCGAGCCGTCTACGAGGATGACAACATCAAGCTCAAGCTTGACGAAAATGGCGTGCCGACCATCGAATGCCCGGACGAGGTGAACGTGGACGCCGACCACAGCGAGGACAAGCTGAAATTCGTGTACCTCTCCGTCCAGCTGCCGAATGGCGGAAGATACGCCGACTACATGTCGAAACGCGACCTGCTCGAATACCGCGAGAAGTACGCGCCACGTAATCGCAGCCGTCAGATCACCGGCCCGTGGCTGAAGAACTTCGTGGAGATGGCGAAGAAGACCATCATCCGCCGCAGTTTCAAATATCTGCCGGTCAACATCGAGGCGAAGAAGGCCGCGAGCGTGGACGAGACCACACCGGATTACAGCGACGTGTTCCAGCCGGTAATCACCGATTCGACTGATGACGTGACCGCCGAGGTCATGGACACCGACACTGAGGCCGATTCGGAAGCAAAGGATGAGTGATGGCCGGAGAAACCGTAATCACCGTGGTGGGCAACCTCACCGCAGATCCTGAGATGCGCACGACCCGTAATGGTTCCACGGTGGCGAATTTCAGCATCGCGGCCACGCCGAGAGTGTTCGACAAGCAGTCGAACCAGTGGGTTGACGGGGACGCGCTGTTCCTGCGCTGTTCCGCCTGGCGTGACCTTGCCACTCATTGCGCGCAGAGCCTGAGCAAGGGCATGCGCGTGATCGCTCAAGGCCGGTTGCAGCAGCGTTCCTATCAGGCGCAGGACGGTTCCAACCGTACCGTCATCGAAATGACCGTGGACGAGATCGGCCCATCGCTCAAATATGCGACGGCTCAGGTGCAGCGTCAGCAGCATGGCAACGGTGGTGGCTTCCAGGGCAATAATGCGGGTGGTTTCGCCGGTGGCGCTAGGGATCAGCAGCCCCAGCAGCAGTCGCAGGCTCCGGCCGATGATCCGTGGGGCGCTCCGGCTGGAGAGCCTGACTTCTGATGATGCGTGAGTGGATTGAGCCGCCGGACGTGCTGCCGGTATGTCCAAAACATGGGTGCGCGCTGTATCCGGCGCGCACCATACCATGCCCCGAATGTGAGGCCGAAAGCGAAGACCATTACGCGGACATTGGCGATGCCGACATTTGGATTTTGGAGGACGAATGACGCAGGAAACCACCATCGACGTGCAGAAGGCCTACTGGTGGACCCAGAACAAGCGTGGAGACTGGCGGGCGAAATACCGGCGCACCAGCGTCGTGAAAAGATGCGCCTACCTCACCTACCGCAGTCTCATCAACAGCGGCAAACTCAAGCCGCCCACCAAATGGCCGGTGCACGTGACCGCCATCATCCACCCCTTGACACACGGCAGATTCGACCCCGAGAACGCGGCGCCGATGGTCAAGGCAATCTTGGACGCCATCACACAAGCCGATTTCTGGCCGGACGATAACGCCAGATACGTGGTCGGCCCGGACTACCGGTTAGGCGAGCCAAGCGCAGAAAAAGGCGTCTACCACATCACCATCCGAATCGAAGAGGAAGAACACTAATCATGGCGACGAACGTGACTGAGAAAGACAAGACACTGCAAGAGGTCATCGACTTTCTGCAAAAAGAGTGGAATGCAGCTAATAACGCTTCTGATAATCCAGACGAAGAAGTGCTGAAGTACGACTTTTACGACGGAATGACGACGGCTTACGAGCATGTAATCAATTACTGCCAGTCCCTGCTCGGCTATTCCGGCTCCATGCCTTCCGAGGTGCCTAACCAAAGCGAGGACGCGAAATGAATAAACGGTACAAGGTTTGCCCACTTTTTTGGAGTGATTACGGCGATGAGCGCACCTTGATGAATATGGGTGTGTTTGAAGAGTTGCTGAACGAGGGTTGGCAGATTCTGCGGGTGGATACCATGCCGACAACGGAATTGCGTGATAACGCCGTCACAGCGACGAACGTCTACATCCTTGAGAGGGAGGCTAATGATGATTAGTCAATACGACAAGGACATGTGTTGCCTGTATATCGCTGAGGGGATGAACTACATCTGGCAACAACGAGAGAACCAAGAGCTTTCCCGAATACTTGAATCATTGGCCGATAGGAAGCTCATGAAGCGTGTCCATGGCGGGTATGCGATCACGCTCAAGGGATTGTTGGCAGTCAAGGTGTGGAGACTTCACCTGTTCCTGTTCCATCACGGTGAATACAAGTACTTCAGGAGGAAGAAATGAGCAGGGCTGAGACCACCGCCATGCTGTCCAAGCTGGTGGAGAAGAGGTTGAGGGATCAGACCGCTTTTTGGGCGAGCGAGGTCAATTTCGACCGTAACACGCCCGACGAAAGGCGCGTGGACTACGTGGGCTTCAAGCCCTGGAACATCAACGGTGAGCCGGTGCCCGCAAGCGTCGAGAAAGGCTGCTTCGAGTTCTACGAGGTCAAGTCATGCATGGCTGACTTCACTAGCGGCAACGGACTGACGTTCTACGGCGATCAGAACTATCTGGTCTGCACGAAGGAACTGTGTGACGAGATCGTATGGCAGAAGATGGTGCCGCCGCGAGTGAACGCGATTCTGACACCGGATTCGACCGGCTCGAAACTGATTCTCGACTATGTGCAGTCCTACAACGACCTGTCATACAGGAGGCGTCCGGCAAGCGAAATCCTGTGGGCCATGGTCAAAGCTAACGGAAAGAGGACTAATTGAGCATCATGCTTGACGAGGCCAACGCTTACGAGCGTGGCATGGATGATGATTTGACTTTTCAGACGGTTCGTGAGCTTGCCGGTACAGCGTACATGGCCGGACGTTCCGCTCCACCAACTGCCGTTGAGATTGAGGCCGTGGCGAAGAAACTGTTGTGGTGGGACATGGAAGCAGACTGGGAAGACGTCATGCCCAGTGATGACTGTTTCTGGACTCTGACCGCGCCGGAAATGCGAGCCAGTTATCTCAGGGGCGCTCGGGAAATGCTCGAAATCGCACGGAAGGCGGTAAGCGAATGAGCAAAGACATGGAGAAGATCATGTACATAACCAAGAATGCGTCCTACGCGGTCAACGCGATGGTGATGCTCGCAATCATCATCATACAAATCACCAACAACGCGAACCCTATATCCATAGCGATACTCTCGTTCCTCTACGGAGCATACGTGATGATCGTGTTCGTCATACTGTACGAAGAACACTTGGAGAAGGAATACGAATGAGCCTACGAAACCAGGTCCTCCACTACGCGGACCTCGACTACGACGCGGACGAGATAAGCCGCCTGCTGCATGTGGACAGGAGGCTCGTACTCCAAATCGAAGCCCACCGCAACGACCTCGAACCAGCCACGCCAACGGAAGGAGAACAACCAACGCTAATCTGACACACACACTATACTAGACAAGTCGCCCAACGGTTGCAAACAAAGGGTTGAGGCAACAAGACCAAACACACCCAAAACGCAACCAAGGAGCCAACACTTGACGCAAACCACATGCGCGGCATGCTGGAAAACAACCGACGACAAGCATATCCTCTGCACATCCTGCGAAACCCAACTCCAATTCGACCTGCAATGGTTCGAAAACCACCTGCAAGACCTCGAATGGCGCACAAACCGCATGGACAAGACAGGCAACGGCGGAGGTGGCGGGCATAATGGACTCGCCACCTCCCCGGCACCATTACGCGAAACCGCGTTCGAACTCATCGAAGGCAACGGCATGGACGACATTCCAAGCCTCCGTGACATCATCAACGAATACGCGCGATGCCTGAACGTGACCGCTCCACATGACCGGAAACTCGAAACACTCATCCGCAACATCCGGCTCACCGACAAGTGGAAGACCAGCAAGGCAACACCAACCTACATGCGAATCATCCACCGTATCCGACGCAAGGCCCAGGAACTCCTCGACTTCACCCTCGAAGACCAGATCATCATCGGCGAATGCCCGACCGACGACTGCCATCGCATCGTGAAAGTCATTCCAAACGCCACGTTCGCACCGAAATGCCCCGACTGCGGTCAAGTGTATCCGGTCTCCGCCATCCGTGAGAACAGGCGACGCAAACTCCTCGCCACGCACATCACCGGCACGCAGACCGAAATCCGCAGACTGCTCCTGCAATGCGGCATCATCGTCAAACCCGGAACCATGCGCAGTTGGGTCAGCAGGGGAGACCTGAAACCCGTCACGCCGGTCAAAGACACGCGCAAGCAACGCTACCGGCTGTCCGACGTGTACAAGCTCGCCGTCAGAAACCCCGAAAAGGAAACGAACATTTGGATGCTCCTACAGGAGGAACAAGCTTGAACATCGACCTCTCCAACCCGCCGTACGCGGTCAAACTCAATGATCTCGGATTCGCATACTCGCACACCGACCGTGAGGAAGGCATCATCGTCTACACTCATGCCGAACCCAGACTGGTCGGCTCTCCATGGATTAACTGTTGGGATGACATGGAATGCATCATCGACTTCGAGGATGAGAACTGCATGAAACCATTTTCATTCACGTTCAAGAACCTTCGCAACGGCGTCAGCAAAACCATTATGGCAAGCAACCTCGCCACCGTGGAAGAGGTCATGCGTTGACCACCATCACCATCACCGACGACAATGGTCGTTCGACCACCTACCGGGTGGATGGCGAGATCAAACATTGTGTAGACCAATTCCATTCGCATGGCATGTTCGGCATCAACCTCACCGACCGCCGCCGACTCCACACACTCCAATTCACCACAGGTAAGGATGAAGCATGAAAGTCTACGTCGTCACTGCGAACGTTATGGACAGGGACGAATACAGGGATTACACGCTCAAACCGGTAGATAGGTGGTACCCGTATTTCACCATGAGGGAGAGAGTGGCTGACCAATACGGCGAGTACGTGAGCATCATGGGCGTTTATTCCACATTCGAGCAGGCGGAACATCGTTGGGATGAACTCGACCGTGAAGGCTTCGACGTTCTCCCGATCATTGAATGCGTTGTGGACGCGAACTGCTGGGAATACATAGGAGGCTACGCGGAATGAAGATTGTCAATCCGAAAACCGGGCACAAGATTGTTTTTTAGTTTAAGTGTTTGAAGAATCGAGGGGTATGATGTCTGATGGGATTAAAATTTTTTCACTTGAGACTATCTCTGGTGATTCTTTATTGAATGCATATCTGGATGTTTTTACGCGGTTTTATCCAGATTTTGATGAATGGTTTATGCGAAAAGTGGTACCTAATTTGGGTGTCACTCGTGAGATTTTTCTGGCAAAAATTGGAAAAGATATAGCGGGAATTTGTATAATTAAAAATTGCGAACAGGAAAAGAAGATTTGTTCTTTGCGTGTTTTTGAGCCATACCGTGGACAAGGTGTCGGTACGGCTTTAGTTAAACATGCGTTGGATGTTCTGAAGGATGATTATCCTCTCGTGACTGTGCCAGAGGAGTCTCTAACGCAGTATAAGCCTTTCTTTCGAAAGTTTAAATTTCAATTAAAAGATTCATATGATGGCTATTATCGCCTTGGTAAAAAAGAATATGCCTTTAATGGCTTTTTATAGGGGGAAGGAAGAATGAGCAAGATCAATATGACGGAAAACACCACCAGTAAATCAACGAACGAACTGTTTATGCGCGTGTTGCAAGTCGAATCACCGGAACTGTTCGACGGAAGCGACGATCAGCCGGTACGAGTAGTCGGCTACGATTATTCGCCATTCTGCGAAGCAGTCTGCGAAACCTGTGGCGATGACCCCGAAATGCTGACCATCGCATTCGAGACGAAAAGCGGCGAACGTTACAGCGAATACTACGACTATTTTGGACTGCCGAACATTTTGGAAGCATTGGGTAAATGGGATAAGCAGTATGGGATGGATAATGAAATAGGGCGGTGTTAAGGATGAAGTGGTTCACTAGTGACTTGCATTTCGCGCATCCGTTCGTGGCCGCGCTGCGCGGATACGCGCTACCCGGATACGCTAAGGATGCATCGATCAAACAACAAGCCGAACATGAGCATAAGCCGCTCAAGAACTGTGTTGACTGGCGGAAGCATGATGCCGACATCATCCGAAGCATCAACACGTATGTTGGCGAGGAAGACGAACTCTACATCCTCGGAGACATCAGTTCCGGTGGTACATGGAGCGTAGACCAAGCGATAATGCGCATCCAAAACCTGCATGTACCACGCAAGAACAGGCATCTGATTCTCGGCAACCACGAACTGCACAGCTCCACCCGCACGCTGGAAAAGTTGGCAAGCGTGTTCGGGGAAGTCGGAAGAGTCGGCATCACCGAAATCAGAGACGGGTGGGGCAACAATCCACACACGGTATTTTTAAGCCACTACCAATGGCGTGAAGACTTCACGCAAAGCAAACCCCTAGGCGCAGTCTCAACCAATTGGAACGCGCCGGAATTGGCTGAATACGCGCTACCACGCATGAACAACACTCTGCTCCTGCATGGTCATACGCACGCGTATGACCCGCTTGAGTTCGGCAGGCATCATAATGAGATCAACGTCGGATTGGACGCATGGTGTTTCGAGCCGGTCAACGAAGCCGAATTGGTGGACAATTGGCTACACACTGCGGTGAGCGCCGTCTGAGTGGTCTAAAAAAGAAAAACGTTGAAAACAAAGGGCGTGACACAATCGACACGCCCTGAAACTAAACAATCGAAACCGGCAGACGCGACTAGCGCAATCCGCCGCAAATGTCCTTCACACCGGTGAGATAATCCAACTCGCCCTCGAAATCATGGCAACTCGTCGAAAGCTCACCATCACGGCAGCTTTCATCCGCATAATACGAGAAGTTGACGCAAAGAGGGGAATTAGGATCGATACCCACACAGCATGCCGAACCATCCATGAAAACCACCTTGATAGTGTCCTCGGGACACATGCCGGATATGATTTCCGTATCTTTGACGTTCAACCCGTGATTGTAGATCTCACTCGAAAGCTGATAAAGATCAATTTCACAGATTAGGTACGCGCTCCGGTCGAGTTCCGTCACATCCACGAACGTATCCGGCTGCGGGCCGTCTTCAGCGAAGTCGCCTTCTCCGGCCACCATGTCGTTCGCCTGCTCAATGCAGTAATCGACGTCCTCCACAATGTAAGCAAGCTCTGGGCCGTCAACGGTCTTCAACCTGCCGACATCATAAAAATCAGCAGACCAGTCGAGGCCGTACTGCGTGTTTTCCTCATCCCACTCGCGGATAGAGATTTCCACTGCCTTGCTGTTGTCAATAAGTATAGTCATTTCAGATACTCTCTTTCCAGCCCCCTTGCTAAAATGAGAGGGCTCTAGTTAGTTAGATTGGTAATAATTACTGAGCAATCGAGCCGGATAGCTGCAACTATCCGGCTCAACTTATTCGTGAGCGGGCATGGCCGTAAAGACGCATGCCCGCCCTAGCGGATCACTTAGAATCCGCAGAAGATTCAGAGTCAGGGTCAGAATCAAGAAGTTTCCTTGGGTTGCGCACCTTGAGCGCATCGCAAATACGAATCGCCTTATCAAGCGTCATATTCTCGATAGAATTGACACCATTCTCATACGCTGCTATGCGAGATTGGGCCATTCCGACTTTGTCAGCCAGCTGTTGTTGCGTCATGCCGCGCTTCAGTCTGAGTTCCCTCATGCCCATTTCAGTATCCTTCCGTAAGAAAATCCACAGGGTCGCATTGCAACGCCTCAGACAATCGTAACGCCGTCCGCAAATACATTTGCGAAACAGGACGACCATTCGTCTCAAAACGGGAGATGGATGGACGTGCGATGCCGCTCAATCCAGCCAGCTCCACCTGCGTCAATCTGCGTGCCTTGCGAATGTTCTTCAATCCGACGACGCCAGCGGACACGCCGCCACGCCACACATGCTCATCTGGATACAGGTCCAACACGTTGCAATGCAACGCCTGCGCCAGCTTCGCAGCCGTACCCAAATACATGTTCCGCGCCTCGTCCGCATGGTTCTCATACACCCACAGGCGCGTGAAATCCACGCCCGTAAGCGAATCCAACTGCTGCAACGTCAGCCCGGAACGCTCACGCAGCGCACGCAAACCCACGTCAGTCTTCCTCGACCTCGCTCGAAACGATTGTCACGGGGTCGTTCAACAGCACGAACCACGAGACCAGCATGTCCTCGGACAGGGAGTCCGCATACTCGCCAACCTTGTCGCTGAACCTGTCGAAATTCTCCTGCGTGGCATCATCATCGTCGGCGAGACGCTTCGCCTCGTCGCCCAACGATTCGGATGGGATAAGATACTCGCTGCACTCCGTCCCCGCCAGACGGTCCAAATAGCCGTCCACGCAACGTCTACGCAGTTCGTCCACCGGAAACTCAAGCCACACGGTGCCCGTCTCATCCCACTTATGACCATGCCTCTTCGTGAATTTCACCGTACGCATGACAACACTCCTTCAAAACGATTCGTCTCTTACTTTAACATCGGCGGTAAGCGAACCTGCCGCCGATGACATCAATCAATCCAATCCGTATCCCAGTCCAACATGTCCATTGGGATCATGCAGCCACCGGAACACTGGACGTACAGCCAGGTCGAATAGCCCATGCGAGCCGCCCTTACGCCACGGAACCATTCGCCAAGCCACTCGCACAGGAGCGACGGCAGCGAACGACGACGCCAGAACGACCTGCCGGACGCATAATCGAACCCATCGTATTCGGCGATAGGGGAGAAGAAGCCATGTTTGCTCACTGTTTTTCCTCCTTGGTCCAAGGGATAATCTGATGCAACAGGTACGCCGCCGTCGTCAACTGGTCGTAAGCGGCCAGCACGTAAGCCGAATCGGGAGCGTTCCCGCTCCCAAGATTCGACAGCAATCTGACGGCCTCCAACGACTTGCCGACCACATTCACACACACGTCGGAATCATGGGCGTCCATCACACATGCCCCTCGTCATCGGCTTGCGTCCAGAACACATAATCAAGGTCATATTCACGAGACTTCTCGAATTGTTCCCCAATCTCAATCGGCGTCAGACCAGAAAGCACTTCAGAAGTGAACTCACAATAATCATCGGAACGAGTATTGTCGTGCAGCATGAACACCTGCTCACACCATTCAGGGAACGCTGACCAGAACTTCCGCCACGAATCCTCGGAAACATATTTGGCGAAATCATTGACGCGATAGACACCCTCATAGGGTTCAAACTCACGCTGGTAGAACGGTTGCAAACCCTCGTTTGCCATGCGTTCAATATCGCAAACGACAGCCTCGCCGATCGGCTCATCCAATGGCATTTCCTTCAACCCTTCAACGGTAATCATCATTCTTTCCTTTCATTCAGCAGCAGAACTCGTCAGTGAGTTCCACCAGTCTTTTCAACGACGTCCGCATGAGACGCGAACGACAGCCGACACCGGCCAGTTCCAGCCGGTTCACCATCGCCACGCGCACGGCCTCTCCGCTACCGACAGTGCAACGCGTCAGAAACCGGCCATCGGCACGCAGAACCGCATCCCGATACGCCTCCGCATCGGCCTGAGACCTGTGACGGCGCACGCGGATTGCGCCACCCACATATTCGACGGTCCACAACGCGGCCATGTCAGTCAGCCTCCCCAAGACGGTCGAACATCTTGTCATACGCCTTGCGCACAGCCGACAGGCCATTGCGGTACGCGGACATGCGATTCTCAGGAGTCGAAGACACAGCCAGGTCATGCTGCCAGCTAGCCGGAAACGCGATATGCTCCAACGTCCCGTCCACATCCGTCTGACGAACCTCGACATGCTGCGGGAACATGGCGTCGAACACCAGCACGCACAGCTCGAACGCCAGCCGCGTGTCCGCGTCGGCGACATAACGGAAATCATTCTCGGCCAGCCGCCGCGCCTCATCGACGTCGAACGGCAGCGTGGCATACAATGCGACGAACCGTCCGACCGTCTCGTCATCCAGACCGCCGTCAGCGAAACAGTTTTGCACGACATCGATGAGATTGTCCCGCAAATCGGGCACCAGACCACACGCGCCGCCACGGATATACGGCACCTCGTCACGGCTGAAATGCCTCTCGAACCACTGCCAGCACACGTAACCCACATAGCCGGTCAGCTCACGCGGCAGCAAGTTGACGTCGATCATCGCGCCCCCTCCTCGCCGTTAAGGAAATCAACGAACTTCCGCCGCGCCACACCATCGGCGTCACAGCCCAGCAAATCACTGCTGATGACGTCATAGCCGCAGCCGGTAACGAAATAGAAATACCAATCATCGCCACCACGGCTCAGCCAGCACGAACGCACATGCTTGACAAGATCGTCGTAACGGTCGCACTTGAACCATTCCGCTAGACCCTCAGCCAGAAGCGAGTCGAAACGGAACCGTCCGACGCAGATTAAGCTGTTCTCCTCATCTTCCACGCGCTCCACGGCCTCGTCATCCAGCCTGTCGTCAAGCGAATAGCCAGCCTCAAGCGTCGCCAGATTACGCAGCAGCTCATACGAGTCGATACCGTCGAATGTCTCATGCTCAACGATTTCATCCGCGTTGAACCAAGTGATTTCCTTATAAATGCAATCGTCGAATTTCATGGTATAATCTCCCTTGCAATTAGATTTGATTGATTGATTGCATGGCCGGTCGCAGTCCTACCTGAGACCGGCACTTTCATTTCCCTGTGCCGCCCCACGACAGCACCTTGCCGCCGTCAACCAGCACGTAAGACTCGCCCATGCGATTGCCAACGGACGCGGCACGCCACTCGCATATGCGCTCATAGCCGCCATCCGTACTGCCGTCTTCCATGCCGCACTGGGGAATATCCGACAGCGACGTGTAGCCAGCCAAGTCGGCCTGACCATAGTCAGCCGTCGCATACGTCTCACGCCACCAATTCCATTGCTGTTCAGGCGTCCCATGAGGGTCAGCCACCGGCACGGGATTGCACACCGGCGAACACGCCACGGCGAACGCCGCCACACCTACGGCCAGCAGTCCAGCCAGCTTCACACCCTTACGCATTCCGCTTACCTCCCTTGGCGGTCTCGATATAACCAGGAAGCTTTTCCATGTCGAAATACATGTCGCCAGACACCGGGTCGGCATCATCCCGCCACGCCTCAAACACGGCATCACGGTCAGCTCCGCCCAACATGGCGTCAGACACCTCACCATCGAAGTAATCCCGCAGCCACGCGTCCTCACGCCGCTCGTAATCGGATTCATCCAGCACAGGGTAGTAGCGCCCGTCCTTGATAATCATGTCTATCGCATATTGGACGACGGCCTGATCCGACAGTCCGCCATACCCGTCCGTCAACTCAATCGCATAGCCGACACCGCAGAACGCGCGCGGCACATAACCGTAATCGGACAGCCACCGCACGGCAGTCTCAATATTGCTTTCATCCAGCGCGTTATCGAAGTACAGCAGCCGCGAAGCCCGATACGTGTAATCGTTGAACACCGTGTCGGCCACGCGGATACCCCGCACCCATTCCAGAATGTCCGGCAGCACGCTATCGAACGACGGCAGACCAGCGTAGTCGATACCGTCCCACGCGTCACGCAGTTCCTCGTACAAGTCGGCATCCTCAGCCGTATCCTTGCGAATCCAATGCACATACATTTCTTTTTCCTCACTTTCAGATTGATTGATTTTCAGCGAGACAACGTCAGAAACAGGTCTGAATACCACAGCTCCAAGTCGAGAGCCTTAAGCGCCCTGCACGCGGCCACATAGTCGCCCGAATCCATGCATTCGACAAACTGCTGCGCATAGGCGCACGTCTCAACGTCATCGGAAGACATGCATTCCAGCAAGTCGTCAACGCTGGGCCATGCGCCCTCAGAATCCGCGACAGTGCATGCCTCATGGTTATACAAGTGCCACACCATACCGTCGAGATTCCAGCAATCCGCCCCTTTGCCGTCCAGTATGTCGCCTAACGTCTCAGGCCAATCCATAAACTCGTAATCGGCAATGACACTCAGGCTTAGATTGTGCGCGTCATACAAGTCGGCCAACCGTCCCCAGTCGGCTTCGGCGGAACCGTGGTTGTACACGTCCCATATGTCCTTAATTTCGTCGGCCATATCCTTGTACCCGGGCGGCGGCACCGGACTATCATTCCCACGCATGTACGCAAGGAGCTCAGGCGACGGCGCTGTGACAACGTCAAGACTGGAACCGTCCAAACCGTCAGGAAACTCAGCGCCATTGTATGAATACAACTCCAACGTGCCGCCGCCCCGTTCGGACTCGTGCAAACCATGACGCCCCGCCATGACGTCGTAAAAATCACCAACGGAATTAAATCCAGACATGATTACCCACTTTCATGGAGAATGTTGATTAGCCGCCATACGACGGCACAGTGCGCGGGTGAGGAATCGCACCCCACAAAACCCCGCTAGGCCGCGCCATAGCCCACAGAGGGCTACAAGTCAGAACGGCAGCCGCCCATCGTTGACAGCATCACGAACGGTGTGAATGACAGCCCTACCCGCCGCATAAAAATGGTCGGCTAGTATGGCATCCTCGCCCAGTCCATCAAGCGCCCCAGCGTCATGCATTCTGTAGAACAGGTCAACCGCCATCAGATCAACGGCCTTATGCGGCCACTTTTCGTAAAAATCACTGGTCTTGATAAAGGCCACATAATCCACCCATGAGTCATGCCATTTTCTGTCATTGCACAGCAATAGCAATACCTCATTGGCAATGTGGCTAGTTCCGCTCTCGATATCCTTGATATCCATTTCAGTCCTCGCTTTCAGAATCATCCAGCTCGATATCGTGCATACGCGCGATAAACTCGAAGTTCTCCCGCTGTTCGTCGCTGCTCAGGGCTTTGACCAATTCATTTAGAAAATCCTTGGCCCCCAGGGTTTCCAGCAACACGTCAAACATTTCATCAGTGGTCATTTCAATACTCCCTTTTTATTAGTTGGTTACATTAATTTTGATAGTGGTCGGCAATTTTTCTTTTAAGGTCAGCCAATGTGCGCGCCTTGATTTGCACGCCACGTTTTCCGTCGTGCCATTCTTCGTTAAAAACGTAGTCCCCACCCCAATCGGGTATAAATTTCACCACGTCGCCCACACGTTTGCCGTCAACCGTCACATACCGAAAATACCCGTCGTCAACGGTATTGCTGTATGCGCACGGCAACGTGGTCAGGCTCCGAACTTTTACGATTTTGACAGTCATTTTTTAACCTCCGCTTGTTTGTTGGCTACATTTGTGTAGCCACTCATGTCATACAAGAGTGATACCAGATATATCGACGCGAGTTTGGTTGTCCCTCACATTCAACCGCGCCGCAATAGGATTATCGTTTGCCACGATGGAATCATATTCAAACTTTGCCGTCGCGCGGAAGCCGTGCCCGTTCGGCGAAATGCCGGATATGTTGACTCCAACGCCATCAGTGACCCTAATACGGTAGATTGTGATCTGCTTTTTCCTCTCGCTTTCGGGGAAGAACAATTCGTTATCGCATAAGCTCCTCACGTTGCCCTCAATCATGGTGAGCAATGCCGTGTAAGCATGACGCGCCGATTGGCTCATCTTATTCATGCCCTTGATTGTTATGCGCGCGTCCGGGCTGATGGCGATACCCTCGCTATCCCCCTTATGTTTGGCGTTGATGTATTCCAACGTGTGGGCGATATCCACACATGCAATGAGATTGTTGGTTTCAATCATGATAAACCCCCTTAAGGTCTAGTGTTTGGTTTGGTTGATTACGTGCCACCATGAGGAATCGCACCCCATCAAGGTCTAAACAGTGGCGAGAGGGGCGCAACCCTTGCGGATTACGCCCGTGAAGATTTTTATCGGCTAACACCACCCGCAAAGTGGTGCAGAGGTGTATACGCACCCCCTATAGACTTTTAATGTCCGCACAGTCCCCGATTTAAACATTCGTGACCAACCGCATAAAGCGGCTGACCGGCGCTAAGTATGTCTACTCGCAACCAGTCGTGCCGTGGCTTTATAAGCCTATGCCGCCAACCATGCTCACGCATGGCAAACATAGACATTGCCACCTATCTATCGGCCTATCCTCATTGGCGGTAGTCTCTCACACTACGCCAAACGTCGGCGGTACCCCCTTACGAGTTCTCGCGCTCAACATTGTCAGTCGAGTTCACGCGCACTGCCTAGGCAAAACTGACACTGTCAGCCACGTCCACATAGTGGACATTATGCACACACCCCGAAAAACGCCGCCACCTAACCCCCCAAAAGGGGGTGAAGCTCAAACTACCGGCCTTCGGTAACACTCTTCATTTTTCAAACACTCGCAACACTCGCAAACTGGACACTGCACCTTGGCACAGTGACCAACGTTCCACACATGGCGGTTTCGCAATGCGCTCACTGCGCACCACCTGACTATCTCAAGTCAGGCTGTACGATGCCTAGGCACCTAACCGCCACGGCTTCATCTGCCGGTTGCTACAGCCGGTTGCAAGTGGCGCGGTAGATATCGCGCTGACCTTGCTAGGCTGACTGCCTAACCGGTTGATAGCTATCACTATACACATACCAATATTGATATGCAAGTTGCACTAACACAGACTACTACAAAACGTTGGAACAGCGCCGTTTTATCGGCGTGTCGCAACATGGGTAGGGGGTAAATGAAACGAAAAAAGAGTCTGAGTAGCACAAGAAAAAATAAAGTCAAGCAAGATACTAAAATACGGACAAAAAATATTGAGCAAGATAGATATAAATAATAAGGACTACGACACAATAACGCGCATGCGTACAACTGTACGAACGAACATTTGTACCATCGAACGAACGTTCTAACCGGGGCTGGGGGAGGGTCCTCCGGGTGCGCCCGTCAGGGCCGTCGGGTCAATGGTAGAAATAGTGCGCGCCGTCTGAAAAAGTCCGCGCACGAAACGTGACATGACAACGACGATGTTGGGTTCACATTGAAATCGTCTTCAGCATACCACGCGACACGCCGTATTCTATGCCGTTTCCATTGCAACGTTGACGCAACGTTGGGGGTGAGTATGCTGTCGCATGTCGGAATGAATTTTGGAGGACGTGTGGCGTCCTTGTGGGTGTCGTTCCGGCAAGCGGTTCGGTGGTGCTCCTTGTCTCTTGGTTAAGGATTCCGACCGTTGGGACGTTTGTGTTCATAAGGAGCACCGCTAGGGGCAGTTGGCTGAGTCTGGTTTAAGGTAGTCGCTTCGAAAGCGACCGACTCTAACGGGTCCGGGAGTTCGAATCTCTCACTGTCCGCAGATGGCATCTTCCTAGGTAAGGTGCGATTCGGTTTCAAGTCCAATGCGAGAGGCTTGTTGGTACCGCCGTTTGATCTCGCACATGGTTCCTATCGCTCTTGTGGGAGTGTTAGTCGCACGTGGTTTTCTGGCTCTTCTTGACCATGCGTGGTGAGATGCCGGTTCGAATCCGGCTGGGGACCCTTTGAGGGTGGATGAATCCCGGAATATAGTGTGTTGCGTTTGGATTGTCCGTGAGATTTTGTTCATCCTCGTTTCTTGTGCCGGTCCCATCCGGTGCCGCCTATATGGCTGCGCCATTTGTTTTTTGGGGCTGACTTGCAATCCTGTTGGCACAGCCTTTTGGTTGCCGGGTTCGATTCCCGGGGTTTGCTCTTTTGCCTCGTTGTGCATAGCGGCGATTGCAGCGGTCTGTAAAACCGCGACGTTTGATACACCGGTGGTTCGAGTCCACCACGGGGCACTAGGTTTCACGGGGGTAGCTGTCCGTGAAACCGATGGCATTGCTCGAAACGTCCTGCATGGAACTTGTGGGGGACAAGAGACTCCTTGCCTTAATCAGGTGGTTGATGACCGAAGGGGAGGTACGGCCAAACGGGGCGCTTAAACGACCACGTTCCTTGCCGTTGGTGGTAAAAACCATTCCACCATGCCGAACGTCCTGCCGACTTGGACGTTAACTAAGTCGGGTATATGGCATTGGTGCAACCGGTAGCATGGCGGTCTCCAAAACCGTCGATGTTGGTTCGAGTCCAACATGCTGTGCTCAGCCTACCCACAGGTTGTGGGAAAGGTCTTCGGAGTCGTCTTGTGGCGGCTCTAGTTTTAGCTGACCCGCCTAGTCTGCGGGAACAGTCTCCTGAGTCGTTGCGGCGGCTCTTGCTTTTGGATGCTTGGCAGAGTGGCTTATTGCACCACCTCGCTAAGGTGGCGACCGGGAACGGTTCGGGGGTTCGACTCCCTCAGCATCCGCGCGCCGTGGCTGGCGGTAAAAAGCCATTTTTTGCCATTGGATTTCCTTATGGCGGTTTGGGTTAGATGACTGGCAGCCCCCATGTTTTGTGGTGAGTGTGGCGTGGGGGCTGTCTGTTCTTTTGCTTTGGTGGCGGAATGGTAGACGCGGCGCACTCAAAATGCGTTGTCCTGTGACATGAGGGTTCGATTCCCTCCTGAAGCACTGAGGAGTGGTGATGACCAACGATTGGAATAAGTCGCATCGTAAGGAACGGTTCAATCCTGGTTGGGAGCGGACGCGTCGTAAGGTGTTGGACTATTACGGGTGGCGTTGCCAGTATCCGGTGATCGGTGATGATGGCGTGTTGCGTCCGTGTGGCGCTCATGCGAATGAGGTCGATCATATCATTCGTGCCGAGGATGGTCAGCCTGATGATGATTCTTGGGATAATCTTCAGGTTCTTTGTCGTGCTCATCATTCTTATAAGACTGGTTTGGAGTCGGCTGACGTGCGGCGAAGGAAGAGGGTTGAGCGTGAGGAGGCTCGTTGGTACAGGCATCCCGCGTTCGGTTAGCTGAGGGTGAGTGCAGTGTGAATGGGTGTGATGGGCCTGTTCATGCTCATGGGATGTGTAGGTCTCATTATGATCGTTGGCGGCGTAGTGGCAGTGGTGCCCGTAAGCGTCGTATGAGTCGTGCGTGTCTGGCGTGTGGCTCTTTTTTTGAGACTGAGCGTCGGGACAAGGCTTTTTGTTCGGCTCGTTGTCGTAAGCGTTTCCAGCGTTTGAAGGCTGAGGGTGCGGCTCCCAATCGTACTCCGCAGCCGTTGAAGTCGGTGTTGTGGGAGCCTCGGTCGAATGCCCGTGTCGGGCGGCAGGGGAGTGTTCCTACTGGTTTTTGGACTGCCGAGGACGAGTGGAACGCGTGTTCTCATACGTGTCCGGTTTGTGAGTTGCCGCTTGACCGGTCGGTTGATGTTTTGAGTGATGATTTTCCGGTTGGCGCTTGGCGTGTGCCGTTGGAGCAGGGTGGTGAAAACTCGTTGGCTAATCGGATTGTCGTTCATCGCAGGTGCGCGTAGTGCCGTAACGGGCTTCGCGCTTGTCGTCCCGTAATGGGGCTTTGCGGGGAGTGATGTTATGGGCAGGAAGACGAGTGATTCCGGTAATCAGGTTTTGGAGATTCCTGATGGGAAGTTGGGGCCTGATTTGCCTCCGGCTAACCAGATTTTCCCCAAGGGCGGGGAGTGGTTGCCGTTGGTTGCTCATTGGTATGAGGAGTATCGGCGTAGTCCGAATGCTTCGATGTTGCGTTCGGCTCCTTCCTGGATGGCTGTCCAGTTGGGTTTCGCGACGATCAATGAGATGCTTTCGACTCGTCGTTATGCGACGTTGATGCCGGTCGTGCGTCAGTTGTTTGACGAGTTGGGTTGGACTCCGGCTTCGATGCGTGCGTTGAAGTTTGATGTGCCGGAGGCTGACGACCATGCCGCTTCGGATGGTTCGAATCATGCTGTGATTCAGGATATCGATGCTTGGCGTCGCAAGATCGAGGCGGCTGGCTGACATGCATTTGATGATTCCTAACCTGACTTATGAGGATAGGCGTAGGAGTCTTGGACGTTTGGCGTTGTGGTGGGTTGAGACGTTCAGTCTCATAGGTCGCGGTGGTGCGACCGGTAAGCCTGTCACTCATAGTCCTGAGTATATCCAGTTCTATTTGAACGCCTATGCGTTGAAGCCGGATGGTCGGCGCAGGTTCAATCGTGTGAGCTTGTGGCGTCCGAAGGGTTGCAACAAGAGTGGTTTGGGTAATGATCTGGCCTTGTTCGAGGCTTTTGGCCCGTGTCGTTTCGACCATTGGGCTAAGCCGGGTGAGACGTATACGTTTCTTGGTCAGACTTACTATTATCTGCCGGGTGAGCCTGTTGGCCGTCCTGTCCAGCGTCCTGAGATTCTGTGTTTGGCTACGTCCGAGGACCAGTCGGGCAATATCTTCGATTCGATTTACTATAACTGCACTTCCGGCCCGTTGGCCCAGTTGCAGGGTTTCGGCATGGAGGTCACGAAGACCCGTATCGGCTTGCCGGAGGGTGGGGAGATTATTCCCACGACTTCCGGTGATGCGTCGAAGGATGGTGGTCTTGAGACTTTCGCGTTGATGGATGAGGTGCATCTGTATACGCTGCCGAAGCATCATTCGATGTATAAGACGGTTCAGCGTAATCTTCCGAAGCGTTCGTTGGATGCCGACCCTTGGGTGTTGGAGATGACGACGTATTTCCGTCCGGGTCAGAACAGTGTGGCGGAGAACACGTTGAAGATCGCGGAGGATATTCAGGCTGGCCGTTCCAAGCATTATAAGGGCTTGTATTTCGACTATCGGTATTCGACGCTTCCTATCGAGGATTTTCCTGATGAGAAGAAGCTTGAGCACGCGTTGTATGAGTCGTATGGTTCTGCCGCCCATTCGGATGATGGTAAGGATTACATCATTCTTCCTGATGGGCGTATCGAGGCCGTTGATGCCGATGGTTATTCGGTTGAGGGGTTCTCGCTTCGTGATGATGGCGTCGAGCCGGGACCGTCGAAGGATGGTTGGGTTGACATTCATGGTCTGATGGGGCAGATTTACCAGCCTGATTCGGACCCGAATGATTCGATTCGTTATTATTTGAACTCTCGTGCGTCGAGTGAGGATTCGTGGCTTACGGAGCCTGCGATCCAGTCGCATTTGGCTTACAGGGATTTGTATGGCCGTGCTGTCGGCTCGTCGTCTCGTTTGGATGGGGTCTGGAAGGATTTCATTGACGAGGATGAGGAGATCACGCTTGGGTTCGATGGTTCGATTCGTAATGATTCGACCGCGTTGGTTGGTTGTCGCGTGTCCGATGGTCTGCTGTTTCTTATCAAGTTGCAGCAGCGGCCTGATAATGCGGACCCTGATTGGCGTGTTGACCGTGATGGTTTCGATGCCGCCGTGCGTCGTATGTTCGAGAATTACAATGTCATCGGCTGTTTCGCTGATGCGCATTTCTTCGAGTCGATGATTGGCGGCTGGGAGGCTGAGTATGGGCGTGGCATGAAGGTGTTCGCCCGTGGCCAGTCTTCGATGATGAAGTTTTGGACGAATAACTGGTCGCAGGATATGTATCGTGCGTTGCAGTGCGCGCATTCGTCGTTTGAGTATGCTCCCGAGCCTGTTGAGGAAGGGGAGCCTGACCCGAATAATATTCTTTTGTGTGCCGACCCGAGGCTTGTGTCGCATTTCCGTAACGCGAAGCGGCGTGAGAAGAGTTGGGGCTATCAGATTCATAAGGAGACGCCTAAGAGTCCGCACAAAATCGATGCGTGCATGGCTGGCGTTTTGGCTTATGCGGCGCGTGAGAAGTATTTGGGCCAGTTCGAGGATGAGACTCCGCAGCGGGTGATGCCGCAGCGGGTCTGGTGATTTTTGGAGTGTTCGTATGGCTTCCACATCTTCTAATATGCAGAGTCTTGTTACTGGTGATGACGAGCCTGATGGTGACGGTATGGCGTTGACGCGTCTTGCGACGCGTTTGCAGAATCGTATTCCTGACCTGTGTGTGTTGAAGACGTTTTATGACGGTCGTGAGACGGTTCCGTTGCAGTCCGTGCCGAAGGCGGCGACCACTACGGCCAGTGCCGTGTATAGGCGTTTTGTGGATATCTGCCCGTTGAATCTGGCGCATACGATTGCGGATGCGGTTATCACGTCGCAGCATCCTACCGGTTTTCGTCTTGTCGCCGATAAGACGATGCGGAGCACGGATGCGGATGACATGTGGGATAAGTGCGGTATGGATGTCCGTTCGTTGAACATGTTCATGGATGCGGCGATCTACGGTGCCGCGTATGCGATGGTTCTCGGCAGGGAGAATCCTTCGTATATCCAACGGTTGAGTCCGTGGAGCACGGTTGTGTCCGACGACAAGGATTCGGCTGTGGTGTATGGGTGGTCCGAGGAAGAGCAGATCGAACGGTTGACTTTGTATCGCATCGTCCGTAATGATGACGGTGAGATTCAGAGCGTCTATTCGCGTACCGCGAAGCATGAGGTCAAGTCGCGCACACTGCCTTCCGATTCGGTAGATGACGAGGACACCGTGTATGACCTTGCCAACGACGATTCGAAGAAGCGCCCGGAGTTCGAGGCGCAGTTCGAGTGGGAGGGCCAGTCTTCCGGCGATGATTGGAAGTTCGCCCTTGATTGCGGGTGTCTTCCCATCGTGCAGTTGACCACTCCTAACGGCAAGGGCCAGTTCGAGGCTTCCTTGAAGACGTTGAGGTCCATCGACCAGCAGCGTTTTCAACGGTTCTGCATTCAGGAGATGCAGGCGTTCAAGCAGCGTTGGGTGTCCGGCGACATGCCTGAGTATTACCAGAAGAACGACCCTGCGGTCAAGGCCGGTAAGGCTCAGGCCGGTGACAAGATCGACTATTCGGAACTGTTCGAGATGGGTCCCGCCGCGTTGTGGCTGCTTCCCGCCGATGCGAAGATTGGCGAATCGTCCATTACGGATATCACGCCGATTGTGAATGCGGCCGCTTCCGATGTGAAGCTTCTGGCAGGTGCCACTGGCACTCCGTTGTCGATTCTTTCGCCTGATGTGGCTGGTTCCGCCGAGGGTGCGAAGCTGACGACCCGTATGCTGCGGTTGAAGGTCCGTGACATGAACATGAGGGCCAATGACGCTTTCGTGCTCCTATTGAAGATGGCGTTGACCGCTTCCGGCAGTAACGCGTCGGAGGAGCGTTTCGAGACGACTTGGGAGCCGTTGGAGCTTCCGTCCGAGTTGGAGCAGTGTCAGGCTGCGGCTCAGGTGAAGGGTGTTCTTCCTTTGAAGACCATCGCCCGTCGCTATCTGCATATGACCGAGACGGAGATCGCGGAGATGATTCAGGATGCCCAGGATACGAGTTTCCTGAATGCCATGGCGCAGCAGAACGCGGCTTTGGATTCGTCGGCGAAGCAGACTGATGCGACGATGAACGGCTCGTATCTGGGTGACGGGTCCGGTTTGGATTCGATGTCGTCCGATGGGTTGCCGTCAGATGATTCGTCCGACGTTATGGGGGTCTGATGGCCGATAGCGCGTTGGCTGCCGTTCAGGCGTTGGACGACCAGCGGGTGAAGCTGGTTGACGAGTTCGTCCGCAGGGCTTGGAACATGTGGCGTAGCCTGACTCCTTCAGACTGGTGGAATGATGCGGTGGCCGAGGGCGCTGCGGCTTATGTGACGCAGCAGCATATCGCGTTCGTGAAGGCGATGCGCCAGCAGGGCATCTCGTATGCGGATACGATGCTGCGTCTGGCCGGTGTGAACGGTTTGGGTGAGATTCCCCAATATGAGGTCGTCCGTGCGAATACGGACCCGTGGCAGGTCGCCATGAGGGTCGCCGACACGTATCGTACTCAGGCTGTGAAGAATCCTGGGATTCGACCTGCTACGTGGGATGAGATTCTGAAGGACGCCGACCAGTCCGCAGCCGACCATGTTAAGGCTTGGCTGATGTCCGCGAAAATCCAGTTGGAGAACAATGCGGTCACTGACGGGTATGTGACGCAGAATCGTGCCATCCAGTCGCGTTACAGGAGTTCCGGTGTCGAACGTTACAGGCGTGTCATCCATCCTGAATTGTCGAAGACGGGTTCCTGTGGCCTGTGCGTCGTAGCCGCCACGAACACGTTCACGAGGGCTGATTTGATGCCCATGCACAATCGTTGCAAGTGTACGGTGGCTCCAATCGTCGGTTCGAACGACCCCGGGTTGAAATTGAACTCGGATGATCTGATGACGATTTACAAGGCCGCTGGCAAAACGTCGGGCCGTGATTATTCCACGAGCGCGACGGATTTGACGAAGCTTCGCGTGAAGGTCGTCAATAATAGCGAGCTTGGGCCTGTGCTGCTTCGCAAGGATGCTCCGGTGAACTCGAATGCGCCGGAATGGCGTTTGCCCGACATGAAGATGACCCACGCCCAGATGGAGCGCATGTTCGCCCGTGCGACCGAGTTCAACGCCCGATACAAGGAATTGCTGAATGGCGACAAGGATTCGGTTCAATTCCGTTTCGATGGGCGTTCGTATGAGTTCAAAAAGACAGTCCACACTAAACAGGCTTGGCAGTATGTGAGCAGCCTGTTGGCTTATTCTCGCGGTTTTTTGGGACTGGCCGCTTAAGTATTAAGGAGATTGGGTCTTATGGCCTCTCAGGATAATGAAGTCGAATCCGAAAAGGACAAGACTGTTGGACAGGCCGGAACGGTCGAGGATTCCGTGAAGGATGCTCAGACCACTCCGGTTGACGAACCCGCCGTCGAGCATGACGCTCCGGCTGATGAGAAGGGTTCCGATGATTCTTCCAAGCCGTCCGATAATGACGAGCTTGCCAAATGGAAGGCTATGAGCCGTAAGAACGAGGACCGTGCTTCGGCCAATTACAAGGCTTTCCAGTCCGCTGATGCGGAGCTTAAGGCCGCGAAGACGCAGATTGCGCGTCTTGAAGCCAAGGCTAAGTATCCGCAGATCACGGACGCTGTTCTTTCCGACCTCTGCCCCGCAACGGAGCCGGAGGCCATCGCGTCGTGGGCTGAGAAGTATGCGGCGTACAACCCGATTGACACTTCCAAGGTGGAGAGGAAACCGCAGCAGACCGAGGATGCTCTGGCCCGCAAGGTAGCCATGCAGGCCGAGTTCCCGTCCGGCACCTCGCATCCGAAACGTCAGCCGGGCGACGCTTACAAGCGTGTGATGGAACGTCAGAAGGCACGTAAGCGCAGCAAGTAGTTTCCTACTGATTCTTTGAAAGGATTGAGCGTATGACTCAAGAGATGGTTCATTCCTCCGGTATCGTCACCGTTGAGGAGGACAATTCCTGGCGTTATGGCGAGAAGAACACCAATGATTCGGTGTCCGTCACCATCGTGCCGGAATTGTTCAAGACCGCAGACAACAAGTATCTGACCGGTGTCGGCCCGAAGGCCACGACCGTTTACATTCGTTCCGGCATTCCGCTGGCGAAGATCACTTCCGGCGCGAACGTCGGCTCGTATGGTCCGTATGACAAGCAGGCCACCGATGGCCGTCAGACTAAGATCGCTGGTCTGCTTGAATCCATGGTGTCCGTGAACATCAACCTGTCCGGTTGGGATTTGGACGACCCGACCGTGGGCATGACCTATCGTGGCGACATCGTGGCCTCGAATCTTCCGGTGAAGCCGGAGGCTGGTGCCGTGTGGGGCGGCGAGTTCTACGACGTTGAGGATGACGTTGTGAAGCCGTTGTCCGCTTCGGCCGGCGCGGCTGGCACTCCGGGTCCGGCTGGCAAGGATGGTGCGACCATCACCAAGATCGAATTGACTCAGGACCCGTCGTCCAAGGCCATCACCGCTGGCAAGGCCACTTTGTCCAACGGACAGACCGTGAACATCACGATTTCCTGATTGACGGTCACTTAACCTCTAAAAATTTTGTGAAACCCACCCATCGCGGTGGGTTTTTGCGTATCTAAGGAGTTTTTCTTGGCTATTGACAAGACCATCATCCCGCCGTCCGAGGCGACCGAGGTTGCTCAGGCGGGACATGATTACGTGAACGGCATCCTGCCGTTGTCGAATATTTTCCCGGTCACTTCCAACGGTGGCGACTGGACCGCTTCGTGGACCCCGGTCATTCCGAAGTCCAAGACCCGTGCGATGAAGCATCGTGCGTTGGACGCCGAGATCGGGCACACCAAGTCCGAGACCTCGACCGCCGAGATTCATACCGGCCTGTTGCCGTTGTCCGGTATGGACCATATTTCCGAGCGTGATATCTCCAAGCATCAGGACGATACCGCATATATCCACGATCAGGCCGAGGCGAAGTTCGAGGCTTTGGGCCAGCAGGCCGGTGTGACCGAGGAGTTGGAGCGTTTGCAGTGCTTGGTGACCGGCAAGGTGGTCATCAAGGAGAACGGCGTCGATGTGACGTATTCGTTCAAGCGTCCGGGCAACCAGCAGGATGTGAAGCCGACCACCACTTGGGACAACGACAAGTCGAACCCGTGCGACGACATCGAGGCTTGGGTGAAGATCATGCGCAAGGCTTATGGTCGCAAGCCGCACGCGGTCGCCACCACCGGTGTGGTCATCGATGCCATGCGCACCAACGAGTTCTTCCGTACTCAGGTGTCCGGCATGGATTTGGAGCATTCCAAGACCAAGCTGTCCCGTCAGGAGGTGTTGGATGTGCTTCGTGCGCAGTCCGGCATCACCGATGTGCTTCTGGTCGATGAGGCTTACGAGGATTTGAATCTCGACAACACCTTCGATATGGACGCCGATGTCTCCACCGCGTTCCCGGATAAGACGTTCGTTCTGCTTCCGTCGTTCAACGATTCGTCGTTGGGTGCCACCCTGTCCGGTCCTACCGCAGAGGCCCAGAACTCCGAGTATGAGATCAACAAGAGCGTGAACGATGGTCTCATCGGCGCTATGTTGTCGCATCAGGCTCCGCTGAATTATGACATCTGGGTCAACGGCAATTATCTTCCGATTCTGAAGGAGGCCGTCTCGACCTTCAAGGCGGATGTGCTGGGCAAGTAGCCTTCTTGACACTTAGGGGGTTCCGCTGATGTCGAATGGTGTTACCGATGCCGTTGACTGGGTGGAATGCTTGGAGCTTCATTGCCTTCCTGACGCGGATGTGTTGAAACGGTATCCGAACGCGTGGCTCACGTACATGTGCCATCGTGCGGAGACCGTCGCGTCCACTTCGAGCACGAATTGTGTTCCACGGTTGAAGTCCGGCGACCTTGATCTTGAGGATTACGAGTTCGTCATCTGTTCGATGGTGTGGCGTGTCATCCGCTATTCGGATATCAAGACCGAATCGAACGGCACGTACCAGTTCACGCGTTTCGACCCGCAGGATAATCCGCCAGGCAAGGATGCGTCTCCGAATCTGTATCTGTCGAAAAGGGAGAAGCAGATTCTGGATGGCTATGCGTCCGGGCGTGGTCCTATCGGCACTGTTGGCGTCGGTGTGAACCGTATTTATGGAATGTGATGCCTATGTCTCGTGAAACGTGGGATTTGGGTCATCCATACGATAAGTCGGGTTCCGACGTGGTTGCTGAGCATCCTTACGAGGATGTGCCGGTGCCTTGGGTGAAGCCTGATTCGATTCTGTATCGTGACAAGGTGATCGTCGTGCTGTATACGGTCCGTCGCGGGCCGCATGGGACGACGTATGTTCCCGGGAAGGCTTACTGGTGCTGGTGTTCCATCGAGGGGCGCGAGCAGCAGGCTGGCATGTTTTCGATTTCCGGTGCCGAGGATAAGTCGCCGCAGACTTGGGGTGGTTTGCGTGAGGTCACGCCGTCTCAGGTCGTTGCCGTGGAATGGCATGGCGATATCCATACGGAGGTCTGGTATCAGGGCGACTGCTATGACGTTGATGGCGCTCCGACGTTCCGTCAGCATGGCGAGGTTCCCCACTATGAGATGCATATTCGGCGTAATGCCGACTATTCGCAGATTCCGGTGGGGTTGCGTCCGAAGCCTCCCGAACCGGACCCTGACGACCATGTGTGGGGTGAGGCCGATGGCAAGAGTTTTCATTGACCGTGACCTGAGCACGAAGGTGGCTGAATGGTTCGGTCCGCAGGCCACGTCGGAGAAGGCCGACGAGGTGCTTGCGGATGCGAGGATGCTCGCCGCCGCGCGTGCGGTTGGCCGTGACCCGGGTATTCCGGTCGCCAAGGATTTGAGTCTTGAGAAACGCTACCACGGCATCGACACGGATGTGTGTCTTGATGTCGAGGGTCGTGACGGGTCGAACGTGGCCGTCGAACACGAGTGGGGCGCTTGGAACGAGCAGCGTCACCGTTGGGTCGAGGGACATCATGTGATGCGTGACTCTGCCCGTATGAACGGTGGTGTCTGATGCCGCTGATTCAACCCGACTACGAGCGTTACCCGCAGGAACGTCCGATGGTCGATTTCGATTCGCTCGTGTACACGCTTCTCACGGCTGGGTTCACCGGCAACCCGGACTGGCCCGACGTGCATGTGCTCAACGAGATCGATGTCGATGTGGACACTTGGGCGTCGTTCTCGAACATCGTGCTGTTCCATACGAACGCGCCGACCATGGCGACCGGCAATCATTCGACCGGCGTGTGGGATTGCGACATCGACATCATCGTCGCCACGAACGATGCGGACCGTTCCTTCCGCTTGGCGCAGGAAGTGTACCAGCAGATCATGCAATGGCCGCGTTACGGGCGTACCGATTCGGGTCGTGTCATTCGGATTGTGGGCAATCCCGGTTTTGGCAAGAGCGCTGGCGGCAAGCAGGCCACCGGCAAGAAGGTGAAGCAGTATTCCGCTTCCTCGTTCACCGTCCGCGCGGAGGATTCGCTTCGCGCCGGATGATTTTCCGTTTTCTGTTTTTCGTTTTCAAGCCTCGCCTCGTGCGGGGCTTTTTTTATAAGGAGATATGAGATGGCGTTTAATGATGACGCTACTTTGATTGCCACTTACGGCACTTTGTTCTACGCTCCGGTCGGCACTCCGCTGCCGAAGGATGGTGCCAAGGCGTTCAAGCTGAACGCTGACACCGTGAAGGTGGACACCACCGCTTCCGGCACTCCGGACGCCAATCAGGTGTGGAAGAATCTGGGGCATACTTCCGCCGACAACAAGATTTCGTTCTCGTTCGACGGCGGCGACGCGACCACGCATAATTCGTGGGCGCGTAAGAACCTGCGTACCACCTACGCCGATTCGACGTGCACCATCACCGCGAAGTCGTTGCAGTTGGATGGCGACACTCTGAAGCTGATCTACAACGGCACCGACGAGGATGACGGCGTTGGTGTGGACATCACCAAGAAGCCACAGACGTTCAGCCTGTTCCTGTTGGCCCAGGAGTCCGCCGACGATGATTCGGATATCCGTTTCGGCGCTTTGTTCCGCAAGGTTTCTGTGACCTTCGATGGCGGTCCTGATTTCTCGGGCGATGATTTCGTGGAGCAGGGCATGACCGGCGAGGTCGAATCCGTCGCCGGCAAGAAGCCGATTGTGTTCTTCGAGGCTTCGAAGATGAAGCAGTCCTGATTCGGACTGTTCCAGTCTTCGTATTGACGCCGGACCCCTGTTTCTCCTATCCGGGGGTTCCGGTCTTTTCCCGTTCTTCATTGACGGAAGATAGGAGATTTTCAACGCTTTTCAGATAGGAGAAAACATGGTTGACGAGACTGTTGAAGAGAACACCGCTGCGGAAGCCGACGAGTTCCGCATCCCTGAGACGTGGGCGGAGATGTGCGAGAACGAGCCGCTGTTCTCGCTTCTGCCGGAGCTGGCCCCCGCCGAACGTCTCTCGTTCAAGGAGGCGGCCGAACTACGCAAACTGTCCGGCATGGCCGGTTTCACGCTCAACGCCGACATCAACGGCCCCGAAGCCAAGTCCTTGGACGACATCGAGGCGAAGATCGACGAACGCATGGAGTTCGTCGGCGCGGCTTTGGATTGGGTCAAGTCGCTGACAGTGAAGCCTGACAAGGTTGACGAATGGGCGACGGGCATCGGATTGGATGAACTGTTCTGGCTCACCGAAGCGATTCTCATGTTCTACACGGACCAACTGGGAAAATCGCTCGCTTCGAAGCGCAAGTCCGCGTCCACCCGGTCGAACTGACTTCCGACTTCCAACGTTTCTATGGTCTGGACATAACCGGCGCGAGGCTGAATCCCACCCGCGCCGAACGCCTCGCGGCGGGGCTGATGGCGATGCCAGACAGCCTGTACAGGGCGCGGATATTGGAGGATGAGCCTCCAACCGCGTCCGATGAGTCCAAGCCGGACAAGCCGACCGTACTGCCGTGGCTTGGATGGGATTCGAAGACGATGGTCGCCGTTGACGTTCGCAACATGATGAACACGGTGATTACCGCCAAATACGGGGGCAAAAATGCCAAACCGCATCCGCTGCTCCCTCCCGGCGCTGACAAAGATCCGCCTCGCCGGGAGAACGAAGGCACTGCCGAGAACTTCGAACACATGTTCGCGAAGTTCCACATGACCTGATTTTGAACAAACCCCCACATTCCCGTGGGGGTTTTCTATTTCCTTTTTTCTTTCTGGGGGTTGCTTATGGTGGGCGAACATCGCGCCGGTACAGTCGTCGTTCGTGTCACTGCGGATACGAAGGGTTTCCGCCGTCAAGTCGAGGAGGCCGCACGCGGCATAAACGACCTCGACGTGAACGCGGTATTCGAACCTGACACCGCCAGTCTTGAACGCGCCTACCGCGAATGGAACGGCAAGAACGCCTCCATACAATTCAATTTCAAACCCGACACGAAGAACATCGACCCGTGGATGAAACGGTTCGAACAGCAGGAGGAGCGCCTTCGTCGCGGACTGTCACTCAAACCCGACTTCGACCCGTCCAAACTGAACCGTGGCCTATCGGACTTCAACACACGCACAAACACGGCTCTACGCGGCAACGGACTGTTGAACTCGAAACTGGTCGAGAAAAGTCTTGACCAGACCGTCAAGGTGTTCGACGCCAAAGGCCGAGAGATGGCCGACACGGCGTTCTTCAAGAAGTCCGCCATCAAACCTGAACAGCTTTCGTTCGCTACCGGCCTCGACAAGACCGTGGACGAATACCGCGAGAAGAAGATGGACCTGTACCAGCAGGTCCGTGGACTCATCAAAGGCAACGAACACCTCTCCAACGAGCAGATACGCCAATTCGAGAAACTGTCCAACCGAATCGTCAAAACCCGCAACGACATTCGCGGACTGAAAGGCGACCTCGCCAAGGCCACCCGCGAAGTCGAACGCCTCGACGCGCAACGCCTTGAGACGAAGACGCAGAAGCTCCCGACATCCGACCTGTGGAAGCAGGAACGCGAAGCCGCGAAGCAGGTCACAGCGGTCAACAAGGCGCTCGCCGGTCAGGAGAAGGAGCTTGGCAGGCTGCGTAAGGCGCAGTCGTCGCTTGTGGACATCGCGTCCGATGGTGATGCGAAGCGTGTATCGAAGATGACCCGTCAGGTGCGTGCCCTTGAGGAGAGCATCGTCACCGCTGGCAATTCGCTGTCGAACTTCTCCAAGGCCCGTGACACGGCTTTGGGACTGCATCAGAAGCAGGAGACGTATGCCGACTGGTTCAAGGGCCAGCAGGTCGCGTCGTCGCGTTTCGCGAAGGAGATCGAGGCGCAGCAGGCCGAGATGGCCCGCGAGTCGAAGAAGGCCAGGGACGAGTGGTCCCGTCCGGTTGGCTCCACTGGCGTGGCGCGTGAGCAGTTCTCCGAATCGCGTCGCGAGGCCGAGAACCTTATCGACACGTATCGTGGCGTGCGCAAGGAGCTTGAGTCCGACGTGTCCGCCATGAAGCGGAACAACCGGAACTGGTTCGACCTTGACGAGTACAAGCGTACCGTCAAGATGCTTGGCGAGATCGACGAGCGTATCGAGAAGCTGAAGAAGAGTCCGGTCACGAAGGCGACCCGTCTTGAGGGTTCCGATTTCCAGAAGCGTCTCGCCGACCTGTATTCGAGGAACGGCGTCCGTAACCGTCAGGATATCCGTCTGAGGTTCGTCGCTGAGAATCTGCGTGAGGTCAAGTCGAAGATCGAGGCGTTCAAACGTCGCGGCGTCGATGTTCCGGTCACGTTGAAGGCCGAACTGCGGGAGATGTACCGGCAGCTGGCCTATTACCAGCGTCTTCTGAAGGATAATCCGAAGGCGCGGGTGAAGGTCGATGTCGAAGGTGATTTCGCCCGTCTGAACCGTGATATCGAACGGTTCGAGTCGCAGCGTGTGAAGGTCGAGTTCTATGAGGATGGCGCTGACGAGATACGTCGCGCCATGCGGGAGCTTGAGCATAAGAGGCTTGATGTTCCGGTCACGTTGAAGGCGGAGTATTCGCATGTCGAAGCGGAGATGCGCCGGTATGCGGAGGCGTTGAAGGTCAATCCTGATGCGGAGATTCCGGCGAAGCTCCATATCGACAAGAAGCACGCCGAGGAGGAGCTGAAGAGGTTCCAGGACAAGAACGACACCCTTGATATGGATGTCGATCTTGAGACCGCTTTGGCCCGCGCCCATCTCGCGTATTTCACTCGTCCACGCACGATTGACATCTTCGCCAAGTTCCATGGAACTGACATCGGCAAGATTCTCAACGGCATGACGTATGGCGCGTCCGGCTTGAAGGGTGTCGAGAACCAGTTCCAGAATCTTGTGAACCTGTTCGACACGTTAGACAAGAAGGTTCCACGTCTAGCGCTTGTCGGCACCGTATTGTCCGATATCGGCGCTGGTGCAGTGAACGTCTCCGGTACGGTCGGCGGCTTGGGCAAGAGCATCGTGAGCCTTTCCAAGGCCGCTTATGCCGCTCCCGCCGCGTTGACCGGATTGGGTGCCGCGTTCGCCACGTTCAAGATGATCTATGGCGACAAGGGCGAGACGTGGAGCAGCCAGATCGACTTCGCCAACACGAAGCTATCCCAGCTTTCCCAGAACGTGCAGGATGCGTTCTATGGCAAGGCGAAGCCCGCCATCATGGATACGGCGAACGCGATAGGCGATTCGCTGGTGCCGGAGATGAGCACTCTCGCCAAGCATGAGGGCGAGATAGTCGAAAAGCTCATGCTCGCCGTGAAGGCGTCCTATCAGGCGAACGAGCTGCCAGCCGTCTTCGACCGTGCGAACGAGTCGATGGATAATCTCGTTCCCGGTGCCGAATCCCTGATTACCGCATTGTCCCATATCGGCATGGTCGGCGGCAAGTATCTGCCGCAGTTCACGCAATGGTTGAGCGAGGATGCGTCTTGGTTCGCCAAGTGGGCCGAGAACGTGATGGACGACTCCGACCGTGTTGACAAGGCCATGTCCGAAGTCAAGGAGCAGGCTGGTTATCTTGGCTCATCCCTTCGCTCGTTGAAGGGTATCGCGCAAGGTGTGTTCACTCCGATTGCCCAATACCAGAATGGCATCGAGCAGTTCAGCAGCGTGTTGCAGCGTGCAGACCGTGCGATTAACTCCATGAGCGCCCAGGATACGTTGCGTGCTTGGGTGACTGGCGCTAGGGACGCCCAGAAGGGCGTGCGTGACGCTTTCGCCGATATCGGACATGCTGCGAACGAGTCGCGGAACGATCTTGCCGGTACGATGACGAATCTTGGTCAGTTGACCGGTAATTTCGTGGCCGACACCTCAAAGCTGGCTTCCGGCACTTCGGGTAGCATCCGCACGTTCTCCGGTGATGTGCGTGATGGTCTGAGCATGGTGACTTCCAGTCTTGCGTCTACGTCTCCGATGTTTTCGAGTCTTGTCCGCATGGCGGGCCAGTTGTCGAAGACGTTCGGCGGCACGCTTGCCAACTCGTTGAAGTCTGCCGCTCCCACGATTGAGGCCATCGCCAATGCGACAAGCGCGTTGAGTGACGCCTTCTCGAAGCTGCCAGCCCCAATTCAGGGCATGTTGGGCTTGTGGATGACGTTCGGTCGTGCTGTCAAGTCAGCTTGGACGGCGTTGAAGAGCGGTGCTTTGGAGAACATTCAGAGCACGATGCAGTATCAGAACACGTTGCGCCAGTTGGGTGTGACGATGGATGGCACGAAGGTCAAGGCTTCCCAGTTGATTTCCGCGATGGCTCGTCTTTCCAGTAACGAGACGACGGCTGAGGTCACAGGCGGCGCGATGGCGTATGGCAATGTGGCGGGCTTGTTCACCGGCTCCGTCAAGGGTATGGAGCAGATGGGGGAGCAGGCTGAGAAGACCGCTTCCAAGGTGGCAAAGACTGGTCAGGAGGCCCGTCTTGCAGCCGAGGGGGCTGTCCTGTTGGGCAATAACGCCAGTAGTGCTGGCAAGGGTCTGCGAAGCCTGGACGACAACGCCGAACCCATCAAGGGCAAGCTTTCCGGCTTGAAGAGCGTCGCCAAGGATACCGGCACCGTCCTATTGGATATGCTTGGCGGTCCTACCGGCATCGCATTGACGGCTGGTCTCGCTGCCGCTGGCACGGCGTTCAGCGCGTATTCCCAGCATGTCGAACAGGTCAAAGCCAACATCGAATCGTTCAACGAGGCGGCTAAGGCAACGCCTGACGCTTTGTCAACTCAGGTTTCCTCGCTTGAGGGGTTGAAGAACCGGCTGGATAACTTCGGTTCCACACTGAAATCCAACTTCTCCACTTCGGATTCCTCTTGGGACAAGTTCTGGCGTGGAACGTCGAATGTGGATAGCATGTCTTCGGCATTGCAGATGCTCGGTCAGAACGAGGATTCGGTCGCACGCAAACTGTCCGGCAGCAAGAGTGACTACAACAGCTACATCAAGACGTTGCAGCGGATGACGACCCAGACAAACAAGCAGGCTTCGGCTGACAAGAACTCCGCGACCGTGTTCGATATGAGCAGTATGAACAGGCTTCAGAAGTCCACCAACATGCACCAGGCCGCGAAGACCGCTTTGGCTGATGCCCAGAACTACAACGATGAGATCGAGAAGTCCATCAAGACGCAGGCCGCTGCCGCTGGCAAAAGCGCTGGTTGGGTTGATCGTCTTCGTGATGAGGGTCAGGATTGGCAGTCCATCGCGGATGGGCTATTGAGCGCCACCGAGAAGAAAGAGCGGTTGGCTACCGTGACAAGCTCTCTGGCTTCGCAGGTTGAATCCCAGCGCAACGCGAACATTCAGGCCGCTGCCGCGTCCAGCAGTTATGCGAAGACGTTGCAGCAGGTTGGCGAGGCGATGAAGACCGTAAATGATCTTCATTCCAAAGGCCAACAGGTCTGGGACGCCCAGAAAAAGGATTTCGACTATACGACTGAGGCTGGCCGTACCGCCGCCGACTCGTTGACCGCTTTGGCTTCCAGTTCGAACGATTACCTGAATGCGATGATCAAGCAAGGTAAATCGCAGAAGGATGTGCTCGCCAAGCAGAAGGAATTGTCCAGCAACTTCAACGCTCAGGCCAGTGCCGCTGGTTTGGACGCCGCTGCTGTTGACGGATTGAACTCAAGTCTGTTGATGACTCCGAAGGAAGTCACCACACAGATCAACGTTCAATCGTTGGAAGCGAAGGAGAACCTGGCAAATGTCGTTGACAGTATGAGCTACCTGTTCCCCGATGGGACACGTAAGCAGGTCAAGGATATTCTGTTGAACTCCATTTGGCAGGGTAAGACCGATGCCAACCAGTTGTCCGACATGGTGCAGAGGCTTTCCGATGGCAAGCATACGGTCGTGATTACCGGCGATAACAAGCTGGCGATTGTCGCGGCCAATGATGTGACCAATGCCGTCATGAAGGTGCCCGCGTTGAAGAAGGTTTACCTCAAGGCCATCACCGAAGGCAAGAGTGATACCGAGGCGTTGGAAGAGAGTATTTCTTCGATTCCGGCGATGAAGGATGCTTTTGTCAAGGCGAAATCCGAAGGCAAGTCCGATCTGGATGCGTTAAGGGATGCCATCTGGCAGGTTCCTGAGATTAAAGAAGCCTACTTGAAGGCGACTTCCTCTGGTAAGAGCGAGGTTGATGCCTTGCGAATCGCGTTGAGTTTGATTCCAGATGTGAAGAACACTGACATCACCGCAACGGACGATACCGCGAATGGTGCTGGTTCTGCGAAACTGACGATGGGTGCCTATGAAGAGCAGTATGGGCATGTCGATTCCAAGCTGACAGCCACGGACAACACTGGTGGCCCAACCAGTACGGCCAAAGGCAACATCCGTTCCGTACCGAATAGTCATGGTACGAACGTGAATGCGACGGACAATACTGCTGGTGCGACCGGTTCCGCCAAAGGCAACATCCGTTCCGTACCGAATAGTCATAACACCGGATTTAAGGGCCATGTCGATGGTTCGCTTTCCTCTGCCGTGGCGTCGGCCAATAAATGGATTAGCGGCGTGTCGAATTGGGTCACCGTCCACATCAGGGGCATCTTCGAGGGCTCCAAGGCCGGCAAGGCTACTGGTGGCCGTATCAGCGGTCCGGGTACTGGCACGTCTGATTCGATTCCCATGTGGCTGTCGAATGGCGAGCATGTTATTCGTGCCGCTGCGGTGAGCAAGCTTGACCGTACCGTCGGCCCGAATTTCCTGAACGTGTTGAACGCGACCGGTGATCTGGACAGGGCGGTGTCGCAGGCTCGCACGTCGTATGCGCGTAGTGCGGTTGATATGAGTCGTAGCGCGTATGCGGCTGGCGGGCGTGTGGAGAAGATGATGTCCGGCTTGTATGAGGTCAACGTTCAGGTTCCCGCAAGCACTGGAACGACTGTCAATCAGACGTTCAACACGAAGGTCGTCAGAAGCGATGACGATCTGTATGTTGCCGCGCCGATATTGCATCGGAACGCGTTGGCCGAGGCTAGGAGGTATCAGCGGTGAGCGAACTGCCCGAACTTGTTGAACTGTCGAACGGGGTGGAAACGCTCACGTTCGATGGTGGTAACGGAGTCAACCCTGATGATGATGTGCTTCTGATCGGGGCGGATGGTGTAGAGGGCTGGTTCGAGACGCCAGATGACAAGACGGTCATGAGCGAACGCGGTCAGGGTGACGGTGCGCACGACGTGTGGGCTTCCGACATCCTGTATAGTGCCCGCGTGCTGACATTGCATTTTATCGTGTCTGCTCATGACCGTCAGGGTGTTGTCCGGCTTCTTAACAAGGTTCGCCGCGTGTGTGCGCATAGCAAGGTACGGTTCCGGTTGAGGGATGCTGGCTACGACTGTTACACGACTGGTAGGGCCACTGTGAAGGCGTCCGCTAAGTATGCGAATGATGGCTGGCTGGACGATTGCACGATCACCGTGACCTGCGAACGTCCCGAGATATTGAGCATGGACGAGTACACATGCCAGTTGAGCGCGATGCATGTGTCCGGCGGGAACGTCGGATTGCGGTATGGTCCGGGCTATTGGACCGAATGGCAGGGCGCGCGTAACGCTTCACCGAGCCTGATGCATACCGAGTCGAATATTGGTTTGCGTGGGTTGGCTTACCCGTTGAACTACGGGTTGAAATTGGATGGCGTCGGGTCGAACGTCGGATTGTTGTACAACAACGGCACTTCCCGCGCCTATCCGGTGTTCGTCGTGCATGGGCCTATGGATGGCGTGCGTTTGGATTTTCCGGGCACCCAGCAGTCGATTGTGTGCGATCAGACGGTCAGGGATGTGCCGCTGGTGTTGGATTGCCGCAGCCGTACCGCCCAGTTGGGTGGTCAGGATGTGAGCCGTCAGTTGGAGCAGCGTGGTTTTCCCACGATTCCGGCTGGCGGTTCGCTTCGTGTGACTTTATCGAATCTAGGCACCGGTTTCGTTGATTGCAGTGTGCGTGACACTTACATGTAAGGAGTTTTGAATGAGTACCGTCGCTTTGGGCGTGTCTCCCGATACCAATGGCGCTGGTGTGACACCTCTTGTGCATCGTCGCATCATCGGTGCCCAGTGGGTTAATACGGGATTGGTTGACGGGTTGAACGTCACCGGCCGCAGTGACTTGCGGTATAACGTTTCCGCTGGCGTGGCCGTCTGTAGCCGTGGCGATTCGGATGGTAAGACGCTCGCCTATTACGAGGGCGGTAAGACGAACGCCGTCGCGGCTGGCGACCCGTCGAATCCGCGTATCGACATCGTGTGGATTCAGGCCCATAATCTGATGGAGTACAAGGATTCGGACAATTATGTGACCGTTGGCGTCACGCAGGGTTCCCCGTCCGCGAGTCTTGCGGAGCCTACCATTCCGGCTGGCGCTACCATGCTGAGGAAGATGAAGATGCCCGCTGGCGCTTCGTCCACGGCCAGCGCGGTGCAGATGTGGAGCGCTGATTACGCGATACCGTATGGTGCTTCGTTGGGGAAGATTGGCGAGAATTGGGATAGGCGTGACATGACCGGCGATTCGACGGTCAAGAAATACTATTTTGAGCAGCAGATAGATTTCGATTTGCCTTCCGACCGTATGTTGGAATTGTCGTTCAAATGCAATCTGAGTTCCGCTGGCGCTACCTCGTGGGCGGATACGTCGCATCGTACCGAGTGGGCCATCGGCTTCCAGATCGATAACAAGGATTTGGACCATTCGTGCGCGAACTTCGTTTCGTATGGCGCGTGGGAGACGCATGAGACGTCGTATGTGACGGCTGTGAACAAGGGTCATCATACGGCACGCTTGCGTACTTGGTTGCAGAACGGCAACGCCCCCGTGTTCCATTACAATGCGTCGCAGGACAACAAGGACGCCTTGTGGTGCGGACGCCGGTTCATCATCTGGGATAGGGGACAGGTGGTCTGATGACTTGGGTGGCGTACCTGTATGACACGGTTTCCGGCCAGTTGGCCCAGGAGATCGACATACCGTCGTTCACTTGGTCGATGACCGTTTCGGATTCGAGTTTTTCCACGACGAAGGACAAGGGAGTCGGCGATGACGAGGTGTCCGGCTTGGAACTGCCTTGGACGCAGATACCGGGCGATGACCCTGCCGCCCGTGCCGCAGCCTTGCAGCCGTACAAGCGTGGCCTTGTGTTGTGTTGGAAGAGCGTGTTGGATGACACCGCGTCGATGGGCACGCCGATATTGGCGGGCGCGTTGGGCGTACGCACGTCCAGCTGGCATGATGTGAGCGTGCCTTACGTGAGCATGATGGGCTTGCTGAACGACCGGTATCTGGTGCATGAGGATGCTTTCGGCAAGGATGCGGGCCACACGTCCAAACGGTCGTTCCGTTGGGAGAACCTGTCGTGGCGTGCGTTGGCGTGTGAGGTAATCCGCCAATGCACGAGCGTCAAGCCGGGCGGTGGACTGCCCATCGATTTGCCTTACCTGAACGAGACGGGCACGCATTCGCTGCCTTCCGATGGGTCGAGCGAGGATAAGAACGCTCCGAAGCAGAAGAGCAAGAAGCGTGTGAACACGGCTGACGGGTATGTGGAGACTTCCGTTGACGGTGACACGACCACGATCACGGAACAGCATGTGACGAAGAAGACGAAGCAGGTCACGGAGACTAAACCGTACACGTACAATACGCGCAAGGGCAAGGTCACGAAACAGCATACGACCGTGAAGACGTTGACCACGGCGCAGACCACGGTCGTGAAGAAGACGGTCACGAAGAACTACAAGGATTATTCCGAACGTACCGTGACCACGACCACCACCGTGTACTCGTTCGACGGGAACGGCAACCAGACCGGCAGCACGACTTCGACCGATGGGCCGCATAAGACGATGCTTCCACGGCAGACCGTCGTGGAATACAAGGATTTCAACGTGTCGAACCATCGCGCGGCTGACATTCTGAAGAATATAGCGAACGCGGATGGCGGGCCTGACATGCAGTTCCGGCCCTACTTGTCGGATTCGCAGCATGTCCGGTTCAGGTTCCTCGCCGGTTCGGACGGCGACATCTATCTGAATCAGGACAAGCGATTGAGTCTGTCGTGCTCACCGTATGGTGGCACGTTGGAGAACATCAAGATCGACCGTGCAGCACCGTACATGCGCGTGTATGCGACCGGTGCCGGTTCGGATGCCGGAACGATGTGCTTCCAGAGCGAGGATTTGACTCTGGTGAAACGTCAGGACCCGTATCCGCTGCGGGAGACCACCACGAGCGACACGGACGCGAAAACGTATGAACTGTTGGCCGCTGCGGCTGACGGCATGTTGAACGCGAACCGTCAGCCGTTGATGCAGTTGAGCGGCGAGATAGACGTGAACGACTGCGATGCGATGGGATTGCCTTTGCATCCGTTGGGTTCGTTCTGGCCGGGGGAGATGTTCGACATCGCCATAGACGGCTTCCCTGATCTGCCGGACGGCGTGTATCCGATGCGGTTGATGCAGATGAGCGGCGACCAGACCGGCAAGATGACAGTGAAGTTCGACCCTGTGGCAGACCCGACCGCATGATATCAGACCCCACGTTTTCGTGGGGTTTTCTTGTACCCACCCCACGTTTTCGTGGGGTTTTCTGTTTTGGAGTGTGCGTTTTGGCAGACCATGTTGAAATCAGACCCGATGACGCTTCTCTTCCGTTGACTTTGGCGGATATCGCCTTGCGTAACAGCAATATGCGGTTGACGTATCTTTCCGGCACCATCGCCGTTGATAACGGTGACGGCACGGAGACGTGGATTGGCGGCGGTGATACGGGTGCGGCGATGCCGGGCAGTAATGGCATCATCCCGTGGGTTGGCGATACGACGCCTCCGGGTAGGCCGACCGGTGTGACCGCAGTGTGTAGGACGGAATGCGTGTTCGTCCAATGGGACGGCACTCTTGAGGGTGGTGTTCCCGCCGATTTTGACCATGTGGAATTGTATGCGAAGCCTGATAGCACTGGTGAATCGTTGGATTTGGGCCAGTTGCGTGGGAAGGGCGAGCTTGCCACCGGCGTGCTGCCGGTCGGTGATGTGGTCGAGGTTTGGGCCGTCGCCTATGACAATGCGCATGACGTGAATGGCGTGTCCAAGCCGAACGCCTCCGACGAGTCGGAGCACGCGACCGTCATCATCGCACCTATCGTGTCGCAGCAGGATTTGAATGATACGGCGTCGGAGATTCTGGATGCCGCGAAGTCCGATGCCGCCGCTCAGGTGAAGAAGGTCAGCGACGGGTTGGATTCCGCCCGCAAGGATATTGACGCGAACACTGACGCTGCGAACGCTTTGAAGAGCCAGCAGACCCAACTGCGTTCCGATTTGGATGCCGCGGCGAAGAAGATCGACGCGAACGCTCAGGGCGTCGATGCAGTCAGAAAACAGCAGGATACGGCTGACGCGGCGTTGAAGTCTCTTGGCAAGACCGTCGAGGATAACAAGTCGGCTCAGGATGCGATCAACGCTCAACAGGCCGAGACGAACAAGACGATTGCCGCGAACAAGACGGCTTTGGCTGATGCGTCGAAACAGTTGGAACAGGCGAAGGCCGATATCAAGACGGGTCAGGCTGACTTGGCGGACGCTCGGGAGACTCTGGCCGACAATACGGCGAAGCTCGTTCAGGCGCAGAAGGATATCGCCGCTAATCAGGCTGCTCAGGCGGCAACGGCGAAAGAGCTTGAATCCGCGAAGTCTGACATCAAGGCGAACCAGTCGGCCATCAACTCTGCGAACGCGACGTTGAGGGATAATACGGCCAAGCTGACGCAGGCGCAGAAGGACATTCAGGCGAATAAGACTGGTCTTGATGCGGCGAATCAGACGCTCACGCAGGCCAAGGCCGATCTGTCTCAGGCCCGGAAGGACATCGCGCAGACCAAGAGCGACCTGACCACGGCGAACGGCGAGATCAGCAAGGCGAAGGAGTCGGCTGCGCAGGCGTATGCCGAAGCCCATAGCAAGAACCATACTTTCCGTGGTCCCGACGAGCCGAAGGACAATCTCATCGTCGGAGACCTGTGGCTCAAGACCCAGAAGTATTGGACGCGCTGGCAGGGGGAGAAGAACGCAAGCCCCTCGCTGCTCGCCGACTTCTACACGTATTGGACCGGTACGCCTAACGCTTCGCCTTCCGTGCTCGTGCCATTGGCCGACCGCGTGATCGATACGCTGGTGTGGGATGGCTCGAATTGGAACCATCTCGGCTATGCCGATGTCGAGAAGAACGCGGACGAAATTTCCAAGGCGAAGTCGGATATCGCGGACAATGCGGCGAAGACCACCGACGCCAAGAAGGCTGCTGAGAATGCCGCTGCCGCAGCGAAAAACGCGCAGGGCACGGCTGATACGGCCAATGGTGCGGCGAAGACCGCGCAGGATACCGCCAACGCGGCTCAGACTGCCGCGAAAAGTGCGACAGCCACCGCAGGTCAGGCCAAGGATGCCGCCAACGCAGCAAACGCCGCCGCCGAAAGCGCCAAGAAGACCGCAGGCAATGCGGAAACACTGGCCAACACGGCCAACGCTTCAGCCAATGCTGCCAAGTCCGACGCGGCTTCCGCCAAATCGGACGCTTCCACCGCGAAGACCGATGCGGCCAACGCCAAGACCACCGCCTCGAACGCTTCGAGCGTGGCCACGCAGGCCAAGGCCACCGCAGACAGCGCGGCCCAATCCGCCACGGACGCGGCCACCGCCGCAAGGAAGGCGAATACGGCCGCTGCCGCCGCCGCTGGCGTGGCGAACGGCAAGGCCGACGTGCTCATCCAATCCACTGCGCCAGCCACGTCGATGCGCAAGCCGACTACCTTGTGGATTGACACGACGAATGGCGCTAACACGCCGAAACGGTGGAACGGGTCGGCTTGGGTGGCGGTGACGGACAAGGCCGCGACCGATGCGGCGAACGCCGCCGTCAAAGCCCATGCTGCCGCGCAGACGGCGCAATCAACGGCTGACAAGGCGCAGACCACAGCCGCGAACGCCGCGTCGCAGGCGAATCAGGCGCAGGCCGCCGCGAAAAAGGCGCAGACCACGGCGGACGGCAAGAATCTGATCTACCGTGGCCCCGACGAACCAAGCCATGACGGTTTGAAGCCGGGTGACATGTGGTGGCGCACGCAGAAGTATTGGACGAGGTGGCAGGGCGAGAAGAATAATTCGCCGTCCATGCTCGCCGACTTCTACACGTATTGGACCGGTACGCCAAACGCTTCTCCAAGCGTTTTGGTGCCGCTCACAGACCGCGTTATCGAGGTGCTGACGTGGGACGGCACCCGCTTCACGCCATTCGACCTCGTGGCGAACAACATTCTGGCTGCCGGGACGGTCGGCGCGAAGACCATCGCCGCGAACGCTGTCACGGCGGAGAAGGTCAAGGCGAACGCCATCACGGCGGACAAGCTCGCCGCCAACAGCGTCACCACTGAGAAGCTTGTGTCCGACGCGGTGACCGCTGGTAAGTTGGCGGCTGGCTCGGTGCAGGCGCGGAATATCGTCGCATTGGCCATCACCGCCGACAAGCTTGCGGCCAATTCGGTGACCACGGCGAAGCTCAAGGTCACGGAGGATATGACCGTCGCCTTGCTCAACGCGCATAAGATTCAGGCGTCCGATATCGTGGCTGGCGCTGTCACGACCGACAAGCTCGCCACCAACAGCGTTAACGCCGACAAATTGGCGGCCAACGCGGTGACGTCGGGCAAGGTGCAGGCCGGTGCCATCGGCACGGACAAGCTCGCGGCCAACAGTGTGACGACCGCGAAGCTCAAGGTCACGGAGGATATGACCGTCGCGCTCCTGAACGTGCATAAGGTTCAGGCCGGAGAGATTGCGGCGAATGCTGTGACGGCGGCAGCCATCGCGGCAGGAGCGGTGAACGCGAACAAGCTGGCCGCCAACGCGGTGACTTCTGACAAGATTGTGACGAACGCTGTCACGTCGGATAAGATTCTCGCCAATTCGGTCACCACGGCGAAGCTCAAGGTCACGGAGGATATGACCGTCGCGCTTTTGAAGGCGCATCAGATTCAGGCCGGTGAGCTTGCCGCCAATAGTGTGACCGGTCAGAACATCAAGGCCGACGCATTGTATGGCAAGACGATTCAGGGTGGCGTGTTCCGCACGTCCGATGGGCGGATGGTCATCAATGATGCTGGTATCGTCGCCAAGGCGAAATCCGGTAGGAAACGTCAGGCGTATTACACATATTGGCAGGGCGAACCGAACAATAGTCCGTCCGTGCTGGTGACTGTGGATTTGGCTGATGATGAGTCGTTCGTACTGGATTCTCAGTCCGGCACGGTCGCCATGTGCGGTGAGATACTGTCCGGCTCCACGATCAGCGGCACGTCGATTGTGGGTAGCGAGTTCCGTACCGCGAACTCGCGCATGTTGCTGAACGATAGCGGCTTGGTGTTGCGGAACACGCAGGGCAAGGCCACTGTCACGTTGAATGCCGCGTCCGGCAGTGCGACGTTCAGTGGCACCGTGACGGGTTCGACGATCACTGGCGGCACGGTGTCCGGCGCTGTGATTACTGGTAGCGCGTTCACGTCTCCTGACGGGAAGACGAAACTGAACTCTTCCGGCTTCTACGTGGGAGACAAACTCTCGTATGATGCTAAATCCGGCGTGCTGTCGTTGAAGGGCAGTATCCAGTCGGGGTCGGATTTGAGTGGCGTGACCGTGACCGGTTCCACCATTCAGACTTCCAGTACTGCCAACCGTGGGTTGAAGCTCACTTCCGGTGGTCTCGTCGCCTACGACGGGAATGGTAACGCGAAGTTCACGTTGAAGTCTGACGGCACCATTCAGATGAATGGCGCTTTACTGACGAACGGTAAGATAACCGCCGCCACGTTGGAGGGTGGCACGATCACCGGTGGAACGATTACTGGTGGCATGATTCAGTCGAGTTCCGCAGCTAATACCGGTTTCAAACTGTCCGGTGGAGCTTTGGACTTCTACGACAAGTCGAACAATCGCACCATCCATTTGAACGGTACCGACAATCTGCTTTCCGGCAGGTTCCAGACCGCATTGTCAGGCCCACGATTGGTATTGAACAATACGACGGCCAGTGACGGCAGTGTGTATGGTCAACTGAAATGCTATGACGCGAATGGTGTCGCATGGTATACGCAGGGACAGTCGCATGGTTTCAACCCGTCGGGTCAGAACGACCCTGGCGCTTACCGGCGTTTGAACATTGGTATTAACCCGTCGAATAGTGAAGTGTCGGTCGTCCGTTTCAATTCCGGCGCTTCACGTATTCAGATGAATGCTGGCCGTGTGGACATCAACGGTGAGGATGGTTGGTCGAAGCAGCTTGGTGGATTGGGCGTGTACGTGAACGGTTCGCGCATTGACCCGGTGGTGTACGAGGATCTGACCGAATGGTTCAATCCGGCTAGCGGGTGGACGGCGTACAAGGGTGATTCCGACAAGGACAATCGCAGTCACATGACCGTGATAGGCAACACGTGCTACATGCAGTTGGAATTGCGGCGTACGGACAAGCAGAGCATTACGTTCAGGTCCGGCGAGTACACGGATGTCGGCTATTTCAAGGATGGTTTCATACCGCGTATCGGTTTGAACGTGTCGTGCATCTTCAACAACGGTCTGATTGGTGGCGCGTTCGTGCCGGGCAACACGGTTCCGAGCACGGGCGCCCGTCCAGACATCAACGGCGACGGCAAGTATCTTCGCGGCCATTTGCAGGTCGGCGTCAGAAACGACGCGGTCGCCTGGTGGGTTTCCGTGTTCATGATGTTCACTATTTGATTTTGATGATTGGAGATTGATTATGGCTGATAATGCCGAAACTACCGAAACTACTACTGCGTCTGCGTCTGGCGTTTTGGATTTGCGCCCGCCGAAGGAGAGTTTGAAGGCTGAACTGTATCGTTTGGGCTTGCGGTTCACGTTTGCTCAGGATGCTGGTGAGGTTTGGCAGGATGATTCGCGTGGCGTGCGTGCAACGTTTGATGATACTGGCCAGAGTGTCTTGTTGGAGGATATTGTCACTCACGTTACCCGCACGCTCACCTTGGACGAGCTTAAGGGCGTGACGCGTATCGACACCATGACAGCAGCCGACTAATCCAGCATTCCACATTTTTCAACCCCTGCAATCCACACGGATTGCGGGGGTTTCGTATTTAAGGAGACTATTTTGACTCAGATTCCAGCCGACGCGAACGACGTCATCGACACGCTTTCCGCGCAAATCGGCGCACTCACCAAGCAAAACGCAATCCTGACCAGTCAGCTCAACGCGGCCATGAAATTGATTCCCGCCGACGTGCTCGAAACCGTGAAGGGAGACGAGAATGCAGAGGATTAAC